ATAGACACCATTCAGGAAAAAATTGAGATGAACGAAAGGAAGAAATTTATTGAAAAACACAATTATAGCATTTGGGAAGGAAAAGACGGTAAGTTTTACACATATTTGCCAGATGAAGAAAGCCAGAGAGGGAAAAAACTTGTAAAAAGAACATCTGAAAAGGCGATAGAAGACGAGATAGTGAAGTTTTATAAAGCCATGGAAGATGAACCGACAATCAGCCAAGTATATTCTAGCTGGATTTCTGAAAAATTGGAATATGGTGAAATAACAAGGCAGACAAAAGACAAGTACGAGACAAATTTTAAAAGATTTTTTGAAAATAAGTATTTGCCGATTGCAAATAGAAAAATCCGGTATATTGACGAAGAAATATTGGAATCATTCATAAAAACAGCTATTTCAAAGCTGGAACTTACGCAGAAAGCGTACTCCGATATGCGGATATTGATTAACGGAATTTTCAAATATGCAAAGAAAAAACATTATACCAGCTTAAGCATAACCAGTTTCATGGGTGATTTGGAAATTTCGGAAAAGTCATTTAAAAGGAATCATAAGTCTGACAACGAATTAGTTTTTTCTAAGGATGAAGAGCTTTTGATTGAACAATTCATAATGGAAAACCAGCCTACATTGATTGAACTTGGAATTATTTTGGCATTTAAAACCGGACTAAGGGTTGGAGAAATATCCACGCTTTCATGGTCAGATATTGAAGAAAATAAGATACATATATCAAAGACAGAAATACGATACCGAGATGATAGTGGCAAATATGTGTTTGATGTTCAGAATTTTCCAAAGAGCGATGCCGGATTTAGAGATGTTATAATTACCGAAGATACCAATGAACTTATGAGAAAAATAAAAATGCTTAACCCTTTTGGAGAATATATTTTTATGAAAAACGGTAAAAGGATAAAAGGACAAGCATTTACAAGACGTTTATATGTGATATGCGATAATGTGGGAATTGGTGAGCGATCAATTCATAAGGCGAGAAAGACATATGCTACAAAGCTTATAGATGGAAATGTTCCAGAATCTGTAATAAAAACGCAAATGGGTCATACTGATATTAGAACAACGCTTGACCATTATTATTTTAATAATAAAACAGAGAGTGAGATGCAAGAATACATTGCGAAAGCACTATCTATGTAAAAGGTAACACGAGGTAACACCTTTAGGTGTAAAGAAACCTAGTATTTATGCGGGTTTGCGGGGGTTGATACCGAGTTCAAATCTCCCTTCCGCTACTATTTTTTTTAAAATTGAAAACCTTGTGAAGCCTTGATTTTACTGGAAGAAAGGAGATTCTGAATGGTGTCTTTTCTGAAAGTAAAAATCAAAGGTAACACCAAAGGTAACACGAACAAATGTATGGACGCTTGATGCGTTCTTTTTTATTGCAATTTTGGCGGTAATGCGGCGGGAAACAGGCGTTATTTAGACGGTATTCTGGCGGTTTTACCGTCTTTTTTTATGTCACAATATAAGCAAAGGGAGGGATGATAATGTTTTCTGACGATGTTCTTGAGAAAATTTTTGCCAGAAAAGAATTGCAATCATTAGATTTGTCAACGCAGTCATCTATCATTCACGCAATCGAGGATGTTTTAGAGGAGGTTGAAGAAAATGAACATGAACGGAGTTTATCCGGCACCGGGCTATAGTCAGCAAATTCCTTATCAGGCATCATATGGGTATAATCCATATGGTAATCAGCAAAGAATTGAACAGCCGCAAAATTATTTTCAACCGGCGCAAACACAGCAAATTCAGCAGCCACAAATGACGCCTATTGGAATAAATGGAAAAATTGTGCCTTCTGTTGAAAATATTACTGCAAACGATGTGCCGATGGATGGAAGCGTGGCGTTTTTCCCAAAGCAGGATATGTCGGAAATATACGCCAAAAGCTGGAACGCAGATGGTACAATCCGCACAATCGTTTTTAAGCCGGTTTTAAATGATATGACTAACAGTTTATCGCATGAGACGGGAAAAATGAAATTTGACCTATCAGACGAATGCACAGGGGCATTTATGGGAAAGTTTGATGAACTGTTTGGAAAAATTGAACAGTTAGAGGAACGCATTGGTAAAATTCCTGTTCCACAGAAAAAAACTTCTCAAATTAAAAAGGAGAGTGAATCCGAATGAATCCGATGCAAATGATTTTGAATCAAATGATAAATTCTCCACAGATACAAAACAATCCAATGGCTAAAAATGCCATGCAGATGTATCAAAGCGGAGATACGGTCGGACTTAAGACAATGGCGGAGAATCTCTGCAAAGAAAGAGGAATTACAGTAGATGAAGCAAAACAAAAGGTTATGAGTATGTTTAATCATTAGTACATTTTGGGTTGCGCGCATAATAACCGGTTATCCCATTTGTAAATAAATCAGATGGAGGTAAACAAAATGTTTAATGGAAACGCATCTCCTAGTCTTGCTGATATTGCAGCAGTGACAGGAAACGGAAGAAACAATGATGGCATGTTGGGCGGCAATGGCTTGTGGGCTATCATTATCTTCGCTATGATTTTTGGCTGGGGCGGCTTTGGCGGCAATGGCTGGGGAGGAAACGGAGGCATGGGAGCGACAGCATCTGCATACACCGACTCTGCAATTCAGCGTGGATTTGACACGCAGGCTATCATCGGGAAGTTAGATGGTATCTCAAATGGTCTCTGTGATGGATTTTACGCACAGAATACCGCCGTTATGAACGGTTTTCATGGTGTAGACAATGCAATCTGCAACCTTGGATATCAGACGCAGCAGGGATTTAATACCACAAACGTAACACTTATGCAGGCACAGAATGCTTTGCAGTCCCAGATGGCTAATTGCTGCTGTGAGACCAGAGAAGCTATCCAGGGCGTGAACTACAATATGGCTCAGAACACCTGTGCACTGCAGAACACCATGAACAGCAACACAAGAGACATTATTGACAGCCAGCAGGCAGGAACAAGGGCAATCCTTGATTACCTGTGTCAGGAGAAGATCTCTTCCTTACAGTCAGAAAATAATGACTTAAGAATAGCTGCTTCACAGGATCGCCAGTCTGCATTGCTTACAACAGCAATGAGTGCACAGACACAGCAGATTATCAATGCCGTTAATCCGGCAGCTATCCCGGCTTACGTTGTCCCAAATCCTAACGCTTATGCGTATGGTTGTGGATGCAACACAGGATGTAATTGCTAACAACTAAATAATTGAGTATCTTAATTGAGTTTAACTCGATTATGTCTGCTGTGCAGTATTGCTTATAAACACAAAGGGCAGACTATAATGTTTGCCCTTATTTTTATGAAAGAGAGGTATTATTATGGCAGAATTTACAGGAATTGCAATTCAAACTGTCGCGCAGGGAGAAGATGTGGCATTTACAGAAACTCCGGTATGCGCAACAAAATGTATTATTCATAGACAGGGAAGCGGCATTGTCAAATTGAGAGGACTTACAAATCAGTGCCGGGCAAGATTTTTGGTATCTTATTCCGGAAACATTCAAATCCCTACAGGTGGCACAGTTGAAGCTATTTCACTGGCTATTGCAATTGACGGAGAACCGTTGCAGTCAACTCGAATGATTGTTACACCGGCGGCAGTTGAAAACTTCTTTAACGTTTCGGCGCAGGCATATGTGGACGTTCCTCGCGGTTGCTGTGTTACGGTAGCGGTACAGAATACGTCTACGCAGGCAATTGAAGTTCAGAACAGCAATTTAATTGCAGTCCGGGAAGCGTAAGGAGGGCGGTTTTATGGATATTAAGAGAATGCACGAAATGATCGAAAAACTGTCTGAAAGCGCAGAGTGTGAGTTTGCAAAAGGTATCGAATGTGTAGATACAGAAGAGATGGGAAAAGTCACGGACATGCTTAAAGACCTTGCGGAAGCTATGTATTATCGGACACTTACAAAATCAATGGACGAATCAGACCCAGAGCAGGTTCTTGATATGTTTGAGCGTTACGGAGACGGAAGACGGTATTATGACCGTTACCGGTATGCAGACGGCAGATTTGCGCCAAAGGGAAGAGGAACGCGGAGAGGATATGACGAGCCGCCTTACTGGCACATGACACCGGAAATGTATCACGATATGGAATATGACCGCGACATTGACCGACCACATGGGCGAATGTATTACACGGAGCCTACAATGGCGGCAGATGGTGGAATGCGTGATCGCAGAGAGGGCAAAAGCGGAATGAGTCGCAGAAGCTACATGGAAAGCAAAGAGCTTCACAAAGGCAATACGCCGGAGGACAAGGACGCAAAGATGCATGACCTTGAAAAATACATGAAAGAGCTTTCGGAGGATATGGCGGAACTTATCTCCGACATGACGCCGGAAGAGCGCACAATGACAAAAAGCAAGCTTTCGACGCTTGTTTCCAAAATGTAATGACAGGGGCAGAAATGCCCCTGTTTGTTTGAACATTGACAACTGAATATCAGCTAGTGATTTGTGGATTTGAATGTACTGATTCCCAAATAGAAGTGCTGATTTCTTGAAAATTTTCAAAAAATGTATTGACAAATATTGCAAGGGCATATATTATAAAAACATAAATATTGCAAGGGCAATAATTGAAAGGAGTGATTTTTATTAGTCCTGCAGGAAGACCACACAAAGAAAATCCTAGGAATGTTAATCTTAACATCAGAATAACAAAAGATGAAGCTAATCGCATTCAAAAATGTGCTGATGAGCTGGAATTAACAAGAACGGATACCATTATGAAAGGTATAGGGCTAGTGGAAAAAGAACTAGCAGATAACAAAAAAGAGTAGCCACTACAAGTTTTGACCGACTTGTGACTACTCTGACACCAATCCGAAATGAATTGATAAATCAATCATATCACTTTCTTTCGGAGGAATCAAACATTTTTTGAAAGAAAGGCGGTGCAAGATAATGAACAAATTTTTGGAAATAGTATACGCAAGTCAAATTGCAGATGAAGAACAGGGCGGGAAATGGCGTGAATTTTTTGAGCCGCTCATGGAGAGACTTAAGGGCATTGTAAGCGAAAGCGTTTATGATGAATTGCTCGAACTTCTTATTGACTGTACTACTGACAGCAACCGATTCTATGCCGTAGAGGGCATGAAACTTGCTATCGGCATTATGGACGGAACTTATGTTCCGAAAGTATAAGAGAGGGGGATTTGCTGATGAATGATATTCAGATGAAGCAATTAGAACAAACTCTAACCAGTATGGAAGTCGCGGAAATGGTTGGAAAGACACACGCCAATTTATTAAAAGATATCCGGCGATACTGTAAGCAATTAGGAGAAGTAAATATTGACTTTTCCGATTTCTTCATAGAAAGCACATATTGTACAGAGCAGAAAAAAAGTTGTCCATGCTACGACATTACCAAGAAAGGTTGCGAATTTATCGCCCACAAGCTGACCGGAGCAAAGGGAACGGCTTTCACAGCTCAATACATCAATCGCTTTCACGACATGGAACAAGCGCTGAAAAAACCGCAGCCTGCAATTACGGAGAAAGACCCGTTTGAGCACTGGGAGATTCGATGGAAACATGAAACGGAAACATGGTTTTCAAAGAACAACTGGAAGTTAAGTATAATCCTAGAACGGTTTGGTTGGACTCGAAAATTTTTATATCACAAGATTCTAGTGGAATTATCGGATCTGCACAACTTACGCGCAATCGAAAAGGCATATTACGCCAGTTATGGATATCCACCGGAATACGCTCTTGATCTGCTTGATTTCAATAGAGACCTCAACGATACGGCGACAAGATACATTAATTACCTACTTATTGAAGAATAAAAGGTAAAATAAGCATGAATTTAGAAACCACTAGCTGATATTTGGCTGGTGGTTTCTTTTTTTTGGAGGTAAAATATGTTTTTGATAAATGGTATTGAATGGAAAATAGAATTTGTTCACAGTGCAAGCAGCAAGCTGATGCGCTCTGATAGCTCTACCAGCCTTGCCGTGACAGATTGGAACGACAGGGCTATATATGTTTCAGATAAACCGAAAAATGGTTATTTGCGCAAAATACTGGCTCATGAGCTTTGCCATTGTTTTTGTTTTTCCTATAACATTCATATGCCGATTGAGCAGGAAGAGTATCTCGCGGACTGGATAAGCCTGTATCCCGCAGATTTGATTTATTTGCTGGATGATTTGATGGCAAACATTGATTGGAGGGCGGCATAGTGGACAAAATAGACGATTTACTTCATTACGTTCAGAAGACAAACCCTGGGATGACAAGAGAGAAATTGATAGATGAATTAAACAAAAGCGATTATACTGCAAAAGCTTTGCTTTTTACTTCGGAAAACTTTCAGAAAAATTTTCGATCCCCCCTACCTTAAGATTTGGAAAAGAATTTTCGGTTTTTAATTTTTAAAAAATTTTTGAAATTTTCGCCCAGATATTCGGAAAAAATTTGATACCCCCCCTAGGGTCATATTTCACGGAAAAAAAACTGTTTTTGAGATTTTGAGAATTTTGTTCAGATTTTCATAAAATTTTTTTTAAAACTTTTTTGCAAGTGCAAGTTCAGATTGCACTCATACATGCTCTGGTCGTACTTGATCTTGCTATGTGCCGTCTCCCTTCGGAAAGCGCTGAAATAATGCAGGCGCGAAAACCTCAGCACAAATGCGCAAAATGAGTACAACAAATAAAGCAAACGTCTACATGACATTGCAATTATAGGCGCGCACATGCCTATAAGTCATTATATGCACAATACATCCAAAATGTCAACGCGCAATGCATCTGCTTTGCGTCAACAAGTATAAACAAAAAAGGCACAGCTCGCCAGACAATACCCTAGTGAGATAATGACGATATGCATATCTGCGCGCATTTTATCTCTTTGTACGATTTTTTGCGCGCTGTACTCCACGGTATATGGATAAAAACAAGCCGGGGAAATTGCCCCCGGAACATTGCAACGCCTGCACTTGCTTAAATGATAACACCCAATCGCATACAATCCATTTTCCGATCACAAAGGGCGCGCCACTTTTCGGGATCCCCTTTGATGTTTTCGGCAGTTCTGGTTTCCGCCCATTCGTTCCGCGCTTTAATGTATGCGCTTTTTGCGTCGTCTTTTTTTGTTTGTAAGTTTCCCATAAATCCCATAATTTAACCATCCTTTCATTGCGCGCCCTGTCTCATCGGTGCAGGTGGGGCAGTTCCTGCAGACCGCCGCTCGGGCGGTTTCGACTATTGCAAATTTTCAAGAATCATTTCTATGGCGTATTCTCTTGAGCATTTTTCGACTCCGTCCCATCTGTTTGCCTCTATCATTTTATTTGCTTCTGCGATAGCTTCATTTTTGCCGTAACCGCAAGAAATAAGCCAATTCACGATTTTTTCCATAATATTTTCCCTTTCTGCCTTCGTAACCTCCGGGGCGGGGAAGGCTTTTGACTAATTGCAACACAACGGTGCATAGCACTCTTTAAGATCTTCCAATACCTTAGATGCTCCGCCCTCTTCTTCGATCTCCTGATCAGATAGCGTCACGTCCTCAATGACTTTTTGCTCAATCGTTGCGAATCCGTCATCATCGATAACGTTATACATTGCTCTAACAATGTACCTTACTTTGCAAGCAAATCCATTTACTTCAACATCTAAAACATTTTTTATAAATTCTTTCCGCATGTATTCCCTTTCTGGTCTGCCATCATCAGAGCCGGGAGACCATCCCGCGGCTGACGGTCATTTCTGACCGTTTCGGCTTTTTTATCTATGTTCGATATAAAAACGCTTTCTTGTTTCTTCCGGGATAACTAAATTTATAAAATCTTCTGCAAGCACAAGCGAGCCAAAAGACGCCACAACATTCTTGTATTCAGGTTCAAACTTTGACGCTTGAATTTTATCAACCACTAACCAATTTAATTCATTCATAAGATCTCCTCCTGAAATAATATTTTTGTTTTCCTGTTGAAATTATAATACAACATATAAGGCACAAAAACAATAGTAATAATACACGAAATACAAGGCACAAAAATAGCAATACATTGTGAAAAACATACAAGGCACAAAAACCATAACAAGAGAACGAATCAATATTGACATACAAGGCACAAAAGTATATAATATACAAAAAGAATATAGAGAGGTGGTAAGTTAAATGGAACATAAAACAAGCGAAGCAAAAAGGCGTGCAATATATAAGTATGACGATAAGTTTGAGCGAATTAATTGCAGGTTTTCCAAAGGCACCAAAGAACGCATTGAAAGGCTGGGGTATAAGAGCGCAAACGATTTTATCAAGTTAGCGGTAGCGGAGAAACTGGAACACGATGAAAAAATTCTGAGATAAGGCACAAAAAACTATTGACATACAAGGCACAAAATGCTATTATAATATTGCCGAAAGGCAATAAGGCGAAAGCCAGAAAGGGGAATCATGGGCGAAATGAACATGCAGGAAAACGCAAGGCTTGTACTGGGGCTTAGATCAGCAGGATGGAGTGAGAAAAAGATAAACGATTTTTTGCTTTACATCGAGACCGGAGACGAGAAATATAAGCCAACACCGGACAAGAAGTAAAATAACAAAGGGCGGCGCAAAAGCCGCCCAGTAACAATAAACAAGATTAAGCAAAGGAGAATGAACATGACAGATGTCGAGATTTTAATGAAAAACGGATGCACAAAAAGAGAAGCAGAAAAGCACTTGAATGCCGGATCAACGATTTTCACAGACTTAGAAGAGAATTTCACGCAATATATGGATGAATGGGGAGTTGATGAGGAAGAACGGGAAGAATACAAGCAGATGATAGAAGGAAAGAAGATTCTCCCTGATTGGGGAATAGTAGAAGATGCTGGGAAAGTTTACTATATCGCATACTGCTTATAAAATCTAGAGAAAGAGAGGTTTTCGCCTCTCTTTTTTGATCTATTTTAACGTTTATTCTTTAAAGTGGTAAATTTTGTATACAGAATGGATACGGAATGGAAACGCAGATAAGATTAGTATATTCTTTCCAATACATTGTATTTTTTTATCAAGGAGTAAATAATATATAATATATATCAACAGTACAAAATCATAAACTATATACTTTAACACGCGCGGATATAATCTATATATGCGATATACCCAGTAGTTTAAATTTATACTTGACAAGGGTATGCACAAATGATATTGTTATCGTAAATTAAAAAGCATCCGGGCAACAGAGAGCGCACAGGACCCGGAGGATGGAAACGGAAGTCATGCAGCCGGTACAGTTAAGATCTTGATGATCTTGATTGTATCGGTTTATTTTTTTACGATCCAGAAAGGAGGTATATATATGCCAGATGCACAGAGAACAGAAAGAGTAGATATAGACGAGATATACAAAGATGACATTGACAAATATATCCACCTCTGGATGGACGATAGAAATATTACAGATATGTGCAAGGTATCGCAGAATAGATGGTATAACTGTTGTCAGTATGTATATGACAATGTTTTTAAGATCAACCCTGTATACCTTAAAGATGACAATCATATTAGCAATAAATATGATATTGATAAGGTCAATAAAGTTTTAGATATATATATAAGGCTTTGCAATGATTTTGAGAAAGTAATAAATATAGTTGGATTTACTTTCTTTACTGGCATACATAGAGATACACTTAACGGTTGGGTAAATGGCGAAAGGCTAGGCTCCACAGCTTCCGACATTTGCAAAAAGATTGACCAAATGAGGGAGGAAAGCCTTGTCGGTTTGCAGATCTCCGGAAAAAACAATCCAATGTGTTACATGCCATCGCTCAACAAGTACTGCGGGTTTAATATGCCAGGCGTGAGAGACACAGGAGCATCTAAGAGGGCGTTGACTGCATCGGAGCTACCCAAACTGGGAAACGGGAATTGTGCGAGATTGCCGGACAACTTTGACAATTCAAGCCCAGATAATGGTGAAATCGTGATAGACAATTCAAACAATTTAAACCCCAGTATTTAAGCATCTTGAGCCGCATACTTTCGCTTAAACAGTTTAAGAAACTTAGGTTTAACGAATAGTTAGAACGCAAACAGAGAATTGTACGAACAATTAGAATAATTTAAAGAAAAGGCAAACGCCGGAAGAAGCAGCCAGCAGGAGGGGGTTGCAAAAGACCAGAAGGAGCTGCCTACTAAGTCACTCAAATATCCTCAAAAACAAAAAGGCCTGTCTATCATGGACGGACTATATGAGACCACTTAAAATCACGGCACCAATAGAATCGGATTCTGAAATTAGCTTCCGGGATATGGTCAATAGGAAAATAGAATGCTTGACCGAAGTACATTCGGAAGTTGTAGGCATAAAGTACGGTGTACAAAAGATCGCGGATATAACACATGGTATAGTGCGATAATACTTTATCGATAATCACATCAAAGACAATCAAATTAAATTCACATCAGATAAATTTCAAAAATTACACTCGATAATAAAATTCAAAAAGATTCCAAAAGGAAGCAAATAAAATGTTAGAAATGTGTTTTAATTGCGATTATTGTGAAGAGCAGAATGGAGATTACTTTTGCACAAACAATGAGAGCGAATATGTCGGAGATTATGTAGAAAAAGAGTTTTCTTGTCCGGATTGGGACGGATCGGAGGAAGATGAATGAGGGTTGTGTCACAGAAAAAAGATGCTTCATATGATTTTGACCGGACCGAATTTAGAACAAGCTATGAATGCATAAGCGCTACTTTTGATGGAAGAACTTTTGTAATTGGGAAATATGCTACACCAGAACGAGCAGCAGAAGTATTTATGGACATGCATAAAGCATATGCGCATGTACAGGTAGTTTGCACAAATATGGACGAGAAACAAGTTTCTGCATTAGTTGCAGCATCACAAAATGCACCGATTAGATGCGTCGAGATGGATGATCCAAGGATGGCAGTAACAGTATTTGATAACCTTGTTTACTATATGCCGGAGAAATAGATTGTTTGCATTGCTCGTTTGCCAAATGGTAAGGCACTGGGTTTTGATCCCAGCATTTATCGGTTCGAGTCCGGTACGGGCAGTTTTGAAAATGGAGGTAAATCATGTTGATTTTAAAAACAGTCATAACAACATTTGATGCCCTTGCGATTTTGACGTTTTTCTTGCTTGGAAGAGATAGCAGCAACGAAAAGGACGCTGTGGCAGTCTGGGGATCACTTATTGCATTGTTTCTTGTCAATATATTTGCAATGTGGAGATGATGATATGGTTTTGTATGACCCGATATTTGGTATTCGCTTCCTGCCGGAAATTTTAACTACGGTCGGAAGAATACATATAAGCAGAAAAAAACATACGGGAGAAACCGACGTTCTGAATCTTGACAGTGACGCTGAGCACCAGTCTGAGAAGTCGGAGCATCCAGTATAGCTTAAGTCCACTGGCATTCGGTTTTTGCAAGAAAAAACTCGGCGTAAGCAATTATTCGGTGTTAGTGGACGTCGGCAAAATAAAAAGATCAAAAATACTATCATAAACGGCGCGCTATGCGCGCTGTGACGGAACGTAGTTCAGAGGAAAGAACAATCTTTTTATTCTTCCATGCTCTAGTGAATTGATAGCCGCAGGTTCAAGTCCTGCCGTTCCGATTGAGAGATAGGTTTAAAGCTTATCTCGGAATACGAAAAGTTCGTATTTCTCCTTTCGCTACTAGGAAGTTTCTGTTAAGGACGGTGCGAGACCGTCCGGTGGCGTTTGCCGCGGAGTGCGGCAAGGCGGAAGACCGCTTGGTGTTGGATGATGGTTGTCCCGTAATTTGCTGACGAGCAATACAGGCGTATTCCTATTGATAGTTCGGGTGCCTATCCCACGGTGCCTGAGCTGTCAAAAATACAATTAGGCTGTGGCGGAAAAAGGTAGACGCTTAAGCATAAGACAACCACGCTTTGGTTAGGAACAAGTCATTGAATTAACAAGGCAATGAAGGAACCTGTTAAGGGTGTTACCCGTTGTGGAAAGTCGTTGTTATGTGAGGTGCAAATCCTCACCAGCCTATTTCCCGTGATATCGCACAGGATAGTGCAACGCATGGCACGAAAAATATGATTGCTAACCGTCTGATGGCGGTTCTCGTGGATGGCAAGAAAGGTATTTGCCGGAGTAAGACGCTTCGTGAAACTAATAGTCGAAAGGTTTCAAGTGCAAGGTTCAAGTCCTTGCTCCACGATGATGCCGAGCTGATTTGATACTGTATGCGTAGCGCGGTCGCGTACAGAGATATGGAGTGAGGTGTCCGCGCATTTTGGGGAAGCGGCAACGATTGGAGGTGTTGCGGCTGACTGTAAATCAGTTCCCAAGTGGTAAACACTGGAGGTTCAATTCCTCTCTTCCCCATGTGGTTGGATAGCTACCAACTAGCAGGTAACTGGCGGATGCCCTGCGAAGATAAAAAAAGCCATGCTCGACTTCGCTGGAAGAGCATGGAAACGCACATGGAAAGGTATATCGCAAGGAAGCAATTACGGTGAGGTGCACCAATAATCCGTGAGGTCGGTTCGATTCCGGCACTTTCCATTTGAAATAATCGGAGTAAGCAAGGTAGCAGAATGGTGTTTCAAATCCACCTGCGGGCACAACTCCAGCAAGAAAGGTTCCCGCCGCTTCTTTCCTAATGTTCTTGGCGATACAAGAAAATTCGGCAGTGTTCCCATAATGGAATTGGAGCCGGTTGCTATCCGGTCGGGCGTTTATTCGCCTTGTAGGTTCGAGTCCTACACACTGCGCTAACTTACGACAGTGGTGAACCTTGCCGTAAGCGGTAGAAAGTCCGTGTGAAATTGTACAAAGTGGTGGAAAAAGCAATTTCTGATATAGCAGTTCCACCACATTGCTATATTTGCCGTATGTCCGGGTGGTGAGGGGGCGGTCTTGAAAACCGTTGGCTGTAAAAGGCTTGCAGGTTCAAATCCTGTGTACGGCGTTTGCTCAAAAAAAAACGGGCGTTGATGTGTAACGGAAAATGAACCGGAAATGATAGAAGTAACAACTTTGGAAGATTGTGAACCTAGGTTTATGAGGAAGTGATTGAAATGTGTGAATTTTGCAAGGATTACGATAATAACAGAATATTCGGCGCTAATATTCCCATTCAGAAGTGTGCAAATGAAACGAATTTGACAAATGCGCAAATTATGATGAATACAGGGGACAAAGTCCCCGGAATTGTGATTTATTCAAACTACTGTATGGCGAAAGGATACTTTGATATTGCATTTTGCCCTATCTGCGGCAGAAAGTTGGTGGAAGATGATTAAAGAAGCGTTGCTTGCCTGTTCAAATAAGGGAACTATAACGCTATCACTTGATGGAAAAATGGTAAAGGGAGTAGTAGGCATTGATAACATATCAGGTATCTACTCAAAAGACACAGCAAAGGAAATTACAATAAGAGTAATTGCGAACGAAGTTAAAGTTAAACTGCCAAATGGAGAAATAAAGGATATATCAGAAATGTAGAAAGCTGGTGTAGAGGTGGATCTTGCAGAAGCAAAAGAAAAGTTTTATCCAGAATACAAATACGCACTTGTTAGTGTCAAAAGCAACAAACCGCATTCACTTTATGTTGATAGAAAAACAGCCGAAGAAGAAAGATGTGATTTATGGAAATGTTATGGTTCTGTGTTAATTGTTATTGATTTGTCAGAGGTGTAAGAATGAAACATCAAAAAGAATGGCGCACTTGCGACAGGTGTGGTGCAGAAATCAAAAAAGGAATATTGTGTGGAAATTCGATTACAAAAAATGGCATTTTAAATGTCACATACGACTTGTGCGATAAATGCATGGAAGATTTTGAAAGGTTTATGAAAAATGATTGTAAATATCAATAACAGCACATACGAGATGAACAGCAAACAGTACAAAGCAGTTCTTGATACGGCGAGCAAAGCTGTTACCTGCGGCATATACGCTGTGGAAAAGAACAAGGTAGCAATCATGCTTCGAGAGGAATATAAAAGCAAGGAAGAGCTGAAACAGGCAGTTGGTAATTATACAGAGAAAGGGTTCAAGGTGTATTGGAATGAAAAAAGCAAAAAAATTGAAATAGATTGCACAGATGGTTTAAAAATAGTAATTGATGGGAAAGAAATGGATTTGTCTGGGGTTAAATCAATGCAAATTGACCTTGAAATTAATCGCAAAACGATTTGCATTGATAAGCGAGAAGTGATGATATTAGGAAATTAAAAATATTACCGGCTAACAAATGGAGTTAGTCGCTAACCAACAAAAATTATTGGCAGAGGTCTTAAGGCACTTCTGCTTTTTTGCGGAGGTGCTTTTCTTTTGGCAAGTTCAAGCCTAATTTCCACAGTAAATGGATATGAAAATTACATACAGGTGCATGGCGTTGATGAACAGGTTATGGATGCCATGGAAGAAGCGGCAAGGGTAGCCATTCTGACAGAAAAGGATGTTGAGTATGGATTAAAGGTTTCTGCAAGAGCGAAAGAACTGACGGAGCAGTTTATTTTTCAATCTACAGGCGGCACACCATGGGATTTAGAGAAATATTCATTCCAAAACAAGGTATCTTATGAAATTTTGGACAAATATTACGGAATTTTGCTTTTGGAAGCGCAAAACAAAATTGTGGATAGTGCTTTCCAGTATTTGGAAAAGAAAAGAGAGCCTAAAGAACGGTTTTATATGCCGAGAAGAAAGCAATTTTTGAAAATTGGTCTTACAGAAGCATTGCAGGGAATGATTGATGACAAATATGATATTTTGTGCGTATCGCTTATTCCGGGGGCTGGGAAAACAACAGTTGAGAAAATGTTTAATGCTCTTGTTGCAGGATGGTTCCCGAAAGATTTTAGCCTGTTTTATTCGCATAGTGGCGATATTACCAGAATGTATTATGACGGAGTATATGATATTGTCACAAATTCGGATGAATATACATGGAATGAAATTTTCCCGGGGCTTTCTGTTACAAGCACAAATGCAAAAATGGAGCAGTTCAATGTTGGTAAGTACAAGCCATTCCCATCTATCCAATGTACGTCTGTTGGAAGCAAAAACGCCGGTAAGGTTCGTGCGTCTAAGTTTCTTTTGGTAGATGATATGATTGGCGGCATTGAAGAAGCTATGAATCCGGCAATACTTGATAAATTGTGGGATAAATACGCTGTAGATGCCCGCCAGAGAAAGATACAGGACACCGACGGTAAGAACTGCAAGGAAATACATATAGCTACCAGATGGAGCGTACACGACGTTATAGGGCGCATACAAAATATGTACGAGGGAAATCCAAGAGTAAAGGTTATTGCAGTTCCGGATGTAGACCCAGTTACCGGAGAAAGTAACTTTGACTATGAATTTTCTGGGTTTACGAAAGAATTTTTTGAAGACCAGCAATTATTGATGGACGACATATCATATCGCTGTCTCTACAAACAGGAACCGATTGAACGAGAGGGATTGCTGTTTCCGGAAGATAAAATACGTCGGTATCTTAATTTGCCACATGGAGAGCCAGAAATTGTGACCGGTCAATGCGATACAAAGGGAAAGGGAACAGACTATTTTGTTCTGCCTGTATTGCAAAAATACGGAGAAGATTACTACTGCGTGGATTGTGTTTGCGATAACACGGCAGATTATGAGGTTCAGTATGAAAATGCAGCAAATGTTTTGACAAACAACAAAGTTCAGGAATGTGAATTTGAGAGAAATGCCGGAGGGGACCGTGTCGCAATGGAAGTAAACAAGCGAGTGGAATCCAAAGGATGGATATGCAATATCACAGATACACCGACTGAGACAAATAAGGAGGCAAGGATTTTTCAGTGCTCTAACTGGATATTGCAGCACGTTATATTCAAAGACCCATCATTATATAAGCCAAATGATCCATATGGAGTAATGATGTCTCTTCTTAAGAGATATTCAGTGTCCGGTAAAAAGCAATTGGATGATGTGCCGGATGTATTTTCAAACTTTGCGCTTAGAGTGACAAATGGAAATAACGTAGCCAAAGTAGAAGCGGCAGTAAATCCGTTTAGGAGGTATTGATATGACAACAAAGGACTATCTAAACCAGATAAGCAGGCTTAACCGGATGATAAATAATAAGCTAATAGAGCTTGCACAACTTAAAGAGCTGGCATTCAGCATATCGTCAATTACAAACGAAGAAAGAGTAATGACAACCCCAAATTTTGACAGGATAGGCGCGAAGCAGGCAAAGATTGATGAAATGGAAAGGAAGATCGATGCACTGGTTGATGAATATATCATCAAAAGAGATCAGATTGTCAGCCAGATAGATAGCATGGAAGATGAAAATGTCTATAATGTGTTGTTTTCAAAGTACATAGAAAAAAAGACATTTGAGGTTATTGCAACCGAAATGAATTACTCTTGGAGACAGACAATAAGGCTTCATGGAATTGCATTAAAAAAATTTGAGCAAAAATATGGAGCAACTTATTTGTAAAATGTCATAGAATGTCATATTGAAAAAATGATATAGTTATAATCGAAGAAAACAACAAAAGTTGAATACTTCGCCTCCCCCAATCTGGAAAAGCATCGTAGAGAAATCTCCGGTGCTTTTTCTTTTACAAAGAAAAGAGGATTTTATGGGATATACACCAAAAACAATATATTGCCCGCGTTGCGGAAGAAAAGTTGCCACACACGATGGGCGTTCAACAATGAACATTTCTGTGGAATGTAGGAAATGTCACAAGAAAGTTGTTTTTTATCCGGAAAATGGAAAAACAGAATTAAAATCTCTTCCAATCCGGTCAACATCCAGTGGGATGACGTTTATTTAGGAGCCAATTATGAATAATAAATCTCTCCAAGATCTTGTTAAAGGCTGTTATGGGCGAAAAATTTTATATACTGATGTTGAAACCATCACAGCAGACAATATTGTCAAGGTGGTGGGAGACTGCATCGGTAATTATTATTACAACAAAACCATCATAGAATACCTATGGCGGTATTACAAAGGAGATCAGACGATTTTATACCGATTAAAGGTACAAAATGCTGATATTACAAACAAAATAGTAGAAAATCATGCGTATGAGATTGTTCAGTTCAAAGTAGGCCAGACATACGGTGAGCCAATTCAGTTTATCAGTCGAAAAGATGACGATGTGATCAATAAGGCAGTGGATGAGTTGAATGACTATCTTGTGGATGCAAATAAACAGGAAAAGGACATTAAAGCTGGTGAATGGCAGTCAGCAACCGGAACATCTTTCAAGGCGGTGAGATTTTCAAATGGAGAAATACCATTTCAAATTGTTGCTCCTACTCCGATGAATACGTGTGTTATTTATAATCGGAGCACGGAAGAACCGGTTCTTGCAGTACAAGAACTTAAGGACGAGGATGGAAGATGGTACAAACTGTGCTATACAGACAGTCATTCATGCAAAATTCAAAATGGAGTAGTTTCTGAATGGAAATTGCACGCATTTGGAAGCATTCCTATTGTTGAGTTTCCAAACAACCACGAAAGAATATCAGACATTGAACTTGTCATAGGTCTTCTAGATGCCATCAACAATATGCAGTCGAACAGAATGGATGGAATTGAGCAGTTTGTTCAGTACTGGGTAAAATTTGTAAACTGTGAGATTGACACAGCGACATTTGAACAAATGAAAATGAGCCATGCTTTGACGGTAAAGTCCAACAACAAGGACAACAAAGCCGATGTTGAAATCATGACGCAGGAACTTAACCAGAGTCAGTGCCAGGTGGCGAAAGATGATCTTTGGGACAATGCTTTATCAATTCTTGCCATACCAAACAAACAGGGAAACACTGGCGGAGATACACAGGGCGCAGTAGAGTTGAGAAATGGATGGGATTTTTCAAAAACCCGTGCAAAGTTAAAAGATCCAATTGTGAAATCAGCAGAAAAAAGGCTTGCAAAAGTTGTCTTAAATGCAATACGAGTTAAAGATCATGATTTGGACTTGTCAGTTAGAGATTTTGATGTGCAAATCAATCATAGCCCACAGGACAATATGTATACAAAGTCGCAAACGCTATATCAGCTATTAGAGTGCGGCATACATCCTCTTATTGCAATTAAAACGGTCGGACTCTGGGGCGATTCGGAAAAAACATTTTTGCAGTCTAAGCCATACATGGGTGCTTTATGGAAAACTATTGATGATGCAGAAGAGCAGGAACAAAAAGCGCAGGAAATTGTAAATCAATTAAATAAACAGCAAAATAAGACAGCTACCGAGTAATCGGCGGCTGTTTTTATTTTATAAAAATTCGCAAAGTTGTGAGCGTAAAAAACAACAGTGTCATTCGGTGTCGTTGCACCGCAAAAATTCGTAAAGACATATCGGAGGTAATCAATGAAAAGAGAAGAGTTAATTGCAATGGGTATCAGTGAGGAAAATGTTGAGAAAATCATTGCTGATTACGGCAGTGCCGTACAGAGAGAACAGGCAAAAGCAGCAGAGCTTAAGGCAAAGGCAGACAGCGCAGATGAGTTGCAGAAAAAGCTGGATGAAATGGAAGCAGGAAACCTCACGGAACTTGAAAAAGCAAACAAGGCGTTAGAGACAGCAAATCAGCAGATTGCAGATATGCAGAAAAAAAATGCCATCAGAGATCAGCGCGAAGCATTGATGGAAAAGTTAAAAATCAATGCAGAGCAGGCAAAAACGGTCGTCAAAGATGATGGAAGCCTTGATTATGACGCTCTTGGAAAGATTACATCCGAAAAGGAAACCGCAGCAGCGCAGGCAAAGGAACAGGAGATTGCGAATAATTCTGAAAATCCGGGCGGCGGTACTGCAGGTGGAGAGAATAAAAAAACGGCAGATGTTGAAAATGCCGAAAGTATCAGCTTTGGCGAACCGGCAAAAAATGCAGAAGCCAAAGACCATTATGTTTTATAGGAGGTAAATTATGGGAAAACCGATTGAAAGAGACTTTACACAGAGTAAAGGAATTTTAAAATTCTTTCCTTATGAGGGTGCGGCGTGCATCGTTCCGCAGACAATGGTGCCAAGTGCCGATGCAAACGGAAAGAAGATTGCAAAGGCAGGGACACCGTTCCCAAGCAATGACGAATCTTGCAAAGGGTATCTTCTGGAAGATGTTGACGTAACAATGGGAGATGCGCCTGGAACTTATGTATATCAGGGTTCTATTGACAACGCAAAGGTAACAGCGAACGGAGTGACCGTGGAAGCAACTGCAAAAGCAGCAACACCGCGTGTCACTTTTTTTGATTAAGAAATGGAGGTATTAGAGAATGGCATTACCATTATCAGAAGCATTTACCGCAAGAAGCCTTGGGGTTATGTGGAATAATTATGAAAAAACGCTTGGTTCTGCGCCTTACTTAGGTAGACAGAAATTTGGAACCAGAAAACAGGACAGCCTTGAGCTTAGATTTATCAAAGGGAAAAACGGTCTTCCAGTATCCTTAAAGGCATCCAATTTTGATGCGCAGGCAGAGTTAAGAGACGTTGGTGGATTTTCGGACATTCAGAACGAGATGCCTTTCTACCGTGAATCTTACATGGTAACAGAGCGTGAAGAGCAGGAGTATGCAAATTACCAGTCGGCAGAAAATTCCAACATGGCAAACCAGGTGCTTAGAGAAATCAGCAAAAAACCGATGATGCTTATTGAGGGGGCAAGAGTGGTGCCGGAACGCCAGATTTGGCAGTTATTAGCACCATCTGATGGTATTCCAAGAGTACAGGTAACAATTGGCGGAAAGAGCTACTATGTGGATTATACTTCGGACAATGGAGTGGCGCACAAGAGAGATCATTACAAGGATATATCCGGAAGCGATACCGATAAATGGTCTGCATCCGAAACAGCAACTCCACTTGATGACCTTATCGAGATTAAACGTGAGTTTGCAAAGAAAACCGGATATTCCCTTGCACGCTTTAGCATGAATACAGAAACATGGGAAATGGTCCTTAAGGCGGAGGACACAAAGAAACAGGTGCTTGGAATTACTGCTTACAATGGCGGCATTCGCTTACAGCAGGGGCAGGTTACAGAGTATCTTAGAGGATACGGCATCGAGATTGAAGTTTACGACAAACTTTACATCGACCCTGCAGACGGTGCCACCAAATATTTTATTCCTACAGGAGTTATTTCAGCGCAGGCATCCGGCGTGTACCTTGGAGATTATGTCTTTGGAAAGACACCGGAAGAGAGAAGCGGAAGTTTGACAGACGGAAACCTTTCTATTGTAGAAACCGGTATTTCGGTATATACATACGCAACAAATCATCCGATCAACACTCATTGCGTTGTGTCAATGATCGGATTGCCTACTTTTGAGGGCATGGACAGCGTTGTTGTCATGAAAGTTGCGTAGGAGGTGCGGTATGATTGCTGAATACACGGTAAAACGCAATGGAAGATGGTATAAAGCAGGAGATGAAATCCCGGACATTGTTCCGGGAGAGAAATCTTCCGGCGGGTACACCAAGACAGAGATTAACAGAATGAGCACTGCTGATTTACAGGCACTTGCCGCTGAACATGGGATTGAGGGTGCAGAAGAAATCAGCGGAGCGGAACTGAAACGTATTTTGATCGAGCAGTTCGGATTATAGGTGGGGAAGAATGAGCGAATACACAACATTAGAGCAGGTCAAAATCAGACTGAAACAATTTCATATTGAAACCGTTACGGATGAAGATGGTGTTACTTCTGATGTTGTCGTGTTCGACCAGAAAGAAGATAATCCTTACATTGAACAGCTTATCAAGCAGGCAAGAAATGAATTGGTAAGCAAGCGGAATTACCCGGAAAGCTACACAGATGAAAAAATATCCGAGGACTTGAAAAAGTTTGATGATGTAATCGTCAATTTAGCCGTGTACGACCATTCACAGGCAGGAGAAGCCTATATGGCAAGTTATTCAGAAAACGGCGTAAGCCGTAGCTGGAAAGACAGGGAAAGCTTATTTGTTGGAGTATTTCCGTTTGTAAAAGCAATTTAACATCGCCTATAGGGCATTAATAAAAGAAGATTGTGCGTTACGTTTTGCCGATGTTGGAAAAACGTAGCAGGCGGCACACATTGAGCGGTGGTGGGCGGTGTGCCAATTACAAAGAAAGGCGGTATATGATGACGATAGAATTATCTACAGCAATCATTATAAGCGTGTTATCACTCGGTTTTTCCGTCTATATGGGATTAAAGAATAACAAGCGAACAGACACAAAGGATGTTGAGGAACGCGTGAAAGAAAATACACGCATCAATATGAAACTGGATGCCATTTCAAACAACACGACCGAGATCAAAAATGAAGTATCTGAGATGCGAAAAGAAATAAATTCTCATGACAACAGGATCATAAAGGTCGAGGAAAGTGTGAAATCGGCTCATCACAGAATTGACGGAATAGAAACCCGTCTTAATGATGACAAGGAGGTTTAATCATGGATATTATACAGGCGGTAATTGCTAACATGACAATTATTCTGGCGATTATTGGTGCGCTGGCATTTGTTGTGTCTGTGGTAACACAGGTAATCAAAGGTGTAGGCGTATTTTCTAAGGTTCCGACGGACATCTTGGTATTTTTCCTTTCCATCGGTATCACGGTCGCTGCGTTTGTGGCATACATGCAGTACATCCAGACATCAATTTTATGGTATATGATCTTGGCGGCTATTATTGCAGGATTTATTGTTGCGTTTGTCGCGATGTATGGATGGGAAAAGCTTTCTGAGCTGTGGAAGCGGTTCGGCAAGGATGTGAAGTGAAATGCTTGAGATCAATAAGCAAAAAATGAGTTATTCGCTACAGAGCGGAAAGGTTCCGGTGTATGTGACGGACGAGGATGGAAACATCGAATATTCTTCATATACTGATTCAGATGGAAATGTAATTTATTACCTCGATGAAGATGGAAACAAAATACCGAAAACAACCGGAGAGTATACCACAGGTTATGAGAAGCCTGTGGTTTTTTATTCTTCAATCAGCAATAAGTTGAGTGAAGCACTTATAAAAGAGTTTGGCGTTGACAATTCAACAAACTTTGTTCAGATTGTCGAGGACAAAGGGAAACTTCCATTGAGCGTCGGCTCTTTGGTATGGAAAAGGTCAGATGTAAGGTACAAAGATGAAGAGAATACAATCGTTGACGAAAATTCGGCTGATTACATCGTAAAAGGTGTTGCAGACGAGGGATTGACGGTTGATTTGTTCTTATTGCAAAAAAATGTGAAGTAGGTGCGGCATGGGAAAGAAAGTAATCACAATGAGCCTGTCTGAAAAGTCTATTCAGAACGCCATACGAGAGCTTAGAGCCTATCAAAACAGCTTGACATATAAATGCCAGCTGTTGGCAGAAAAACTCGCGGAAAAGGGCGTAGAGATTGCCAGAGTGCAAATTGCTGACCTTGACGCAATATTTACATCGGAACTCATTTCTAGTATTTATGCGGAATATGAAGGTAGCACTAAGGGCGGCGGGATATGGGCGGTAATAGCCGGTACAGACCACGCCGCATTTGTTGAGTTTGGAACCGGAATTGTGGGACAGCAAAGTCCTTATCCTGGGAAACTGCCGGATGGCGTTTCGTGGCAGTACGCAAGTGGAAAAACTATCCATCAGATTTCAGATGGAAGATATGGATGGTTTTATCAGGACGACAATGGCGATTGGTGGTTTACAGAGGGAATGCCAAGCCGACCATTTATGTATCTGACCGCAAATGAGTTGCGGCAGATTGTTACACAGACAGCGAAGGAGGTGTTTGGATAATGAAGTACAGGAAAAAACCGGTAGTAATTGAAGCATTTCAGTATGACGGCGATTTAAAGGATAAAGACGGTAATTGGTACGTGCCGAAATGGGCGTCAGAAGCATTTAAAAAAGGCGTTTTGTTTTACCAGAATCCGATTTCAGAAGACGCGCCGCCATGCGAACTTTACATTAAGACGCTTGAAGGAAACCATCATGTTACTGTTGGAGATTATATTATCCGCGGTGTAAGTGGAGAATTATATCCATGCAAGCCGGATATTTTCAAGAAAACATATGAGGTGGTTAAATAATGGCAAGCAACCAGTGGGTATTTGACCTTGAAACAAACATTTTCTCCAATGTGGTAACGATTGCAAAACCAAAACTCCAGAAGAAATACAAAAGCATGAATTTTGACACTGCATTTACAACGGTTGAAAAGAACCTGGATAAAGACCCTGTTTTCCCGACTATTTACATCCATGAGATGCCGGGGCTTGAACGCGGGGCAGATTTAGAGGGCACATCTGTAAATGCGGTGCAGGAAACAATACAGGTTGACGTCATTACAAACACAAAGCAGAGTGATGCAAAAGGGATCATGGCTGTTTTAGCCGATGCTTTTAAGCAGATGAGATTTCAAATCACGGCAATTCCGGAGTTTAAAAACGACAGCGAAAAAAAATTTAGAAGCGTTGCAAGGTTCCGGCGGATAATCGGAGCCAACGACAGATTGATGTAAAAGAGCCGAAAGGCTCTATTTTTTATGCACCGGGCGCAAAGAGATGCGTCTGATAACCGCATTATTTAGCGGTAGAAAGAGAGGTAAAAATGGCAGCAGCAGGATTGTCTACGTTAGGAATTACTTTTGGCTATGGCACAGAAGCGACAGCCGGAACAAAGCCTACATCGTTTAAACAACTCACAAGAATTAACTCGATTGGCGGTATTAACATTGAGCCGGAACAGATCGACGCATCCGCTTTAGAGGATGCAATTACCAGATATGTAAAGGGGCGAGCAGATACAGGCGGTTCATTCCCTATCACGGTAAACCTTACAGACGCCACAAAAGAAGAGTGGGAAGCACTTATCACGGCGTACAAAGCGCTTACCGATGGGAAAAGAATGTGGTTTGAAACCATTATTCCTGGATTTGCAGATGCGTTTTTTGTGGTTGCGCAGCCACCGGAGCAGATACCGCAGCCGGAGATTGGTCAGAATGAGCTTTTGACGGTTGAAATGAACCTTACCATTGAGGAATACAAGGGAATGGACACGGCTGTAGCGTTTACACCGGGGGAATAACACGTCAGTCGAATAGTTCGGTTGAATCGGCTGACGATAATCAGACAACCGAATCGGAACTTGAGGGAACAGTTTAAAAGAATAGGGCGGTCTTCGGACTGCCCTTTCCCTATATGAGAGGGAGAAAGGGAAAGAAAATGACAAAATTAAAGCTTGGAGAGAAAGAGTTACAGATCAAATTCGGATATGAAGCAACCGTGAAAAGCGGAATTATCAAGAAAGTAGCAAAATTAGACCAGATGAAAAATATTGAAGCGGTTGACGAAATCCTTTTATTTATTCCGGAGTTAATCCTTGTAGGCGCGCAGAAGTTTCACAAAGAGGAGCTTGGATACAACTTGGAAACTGAAGAAGAAAAGGAACAGCAGCTTGGAAAAGTATATGCCATGCTGGATGACTACTTTGACGGAGAAGATGCAGATGTTCATGCACTTTACAATGCACTTTTAACAGAGTTACTTGAAAACGGTTTTTTATCAAAACTGCTCAAAGCAGAGCAAAAAGAAGTGGAAAAGAAAACTACCAGGAAAAAGTAGAAGAACAGAGAGAACTTACATGGGGAACATATTGCACGGAAATCCGCCCATTCTGGCTTTTAGTCACTAAAGGGTATGGATTTACCGTGTGTGATATAGACGCTTCCTGCCCGGCTGATTTAAAGCCATATGCAGACGTTTACAACTTAGAGAAGAAGCAAAAAGACAATGATATGTGGATGTGGTTTGGAACATACGGATTGTCTGCGGTATCGGTGGCAGTAGAACATTGTCTTGCTGGTAAAAAAGCTAAATCAAAGTATGTAGACAAGCCTATCACAGAGCATAGTTTGTTAAACGATTCTGAAATGACAGAAGAGGAAATTCAGAAACAGAGAGAATTATTTGTGGCAAAACTCAAAATTATGCAATCAAATTATGAGTTGAGCCACCCAAAGAAAGAAGAGGTGCCACATGAAAATTAAAGGTATTGATGTTTCCGGGTACAATGGAAATATTAACTGGTCAAAAGTAGCAGAGAACGGCGTTGAATTTGCCATTTTGAAAGTAATCAGAAAAGATTTGCAGACGGACAAGTATTTTGAAGCAAACTGGACAGGAGCAACGGAAGCGGGCGTTCCGGTGCAGGGCGTATATAATTACAGCTACGCAACAAACGCAGAAAAGGCACGGACTGATGCACAAAGAGTGATCGAAGTTCTTGCCGGAAGAAATGTGATGGTGTGGCTGGATGTAGAGGATAAGTGCCAGCAGAATATTGGCGATAAGATTGTCTCTATTATCAATGAATATCAGAAGATCATTGAAGCCGCAGGGTGCAAATTTGGTGTATACACGGGTCTGTCTTTTTACAACAGCTATATCAAGCCATATCTTGAGCATATTGATTGCCCGTTTTGGGTCGCAAGATACCCGTCCAGTACGCCTATGATGATTACGGCGGACGCACCGGAAGACAAGAAGCCTGATATTCTTCATGAACTTTACGGATGGCAGTACAGTTCAAAGGGATTTGTAGCCGGTGTTTCCGGATGCGTCGATCTGAATGAACTGTATGTAGCGGTAGACACGGTAAATGTAATGCCAGAGCCAGAGAACACGCTTCATAAGGTTGGAGAGGAAATTACGGTTTCTTCTTACTACAAATCTTCCACGGCTGGTATTGGAGATGCGATCATCAAGTATGCTTCCGGAACGATTACACGAATCAAGGCGGGTACGCATAATCCATATTGCTTTTCAAAAAATGGAGTTGCATTAGGCTGGTGCAACGATGGAGATATTCGATCAACGGATGCTTCTGTGCAGTCTACAGATAAAAAGACAACGTATACGGTACGACGCGGCGATACACTTTCAAAGATCGCAAAAGAAAACAATGTAACGGTTGCAAAATTGCAGAAAGACAACGGGATCAAGAACCCAAACAAAATTTATGTAGGGCAGAAAATTTTGATTCAGTAAAAAATCAAGGACGGTAAGGTGTCACAGCCTACCGTCTTTTTATTATGCGTAGAAAGTTGGTGCGGTCATGGCAGATATTGATGAATTACAGATAAAAATTAAGGCTGATTCTGCAAAAGCGAGCGATTCCATTGATAAACTTGCATCAAGTTTGGATAGTCTTGGAAAAAGTCTATCATTTGATACCAGTAAACTTTCAAACATAGCATCTGGAATTAGAAGCATGTCTGACGCGGCAACAGGGTTTAAGGGTGCAAAATCAAAAGAGATTACATCACTTGCCACCGCATTAAGCAAATTCTCAAATGTAGACACATCATCTTTCTATGGTATATCTGCGGCAATGAAAAATCTTGCGGCAGGAATGAAAGATACAAAAACGATTGATGCAAGTGGAATTATGAATACGGCGGCGGCACTGTCTAAAATGGGCGGAACGTTGGCTACTGTAGGAACAAGCAATCTAGTTAAAATTAAGGATGACCTTGCTTACTTTGTCAAAGGAATGAACAGCGTAGGGGCACTTAACTTTGATACAACAGGTTTGACCAATCTGATAGGAAGTATCAGCAGACTTGGTGGTAAAATTTCTACACAGGCGACAGCCAATTTGCCGCAAATATCAGCGCAACTACAGAATTTTGTGCGCCAGATGAATAAAATCGGCGAACTGAAATTTGATATGACAAACATGAGTAGTCTTGTGACGTCTATATCAAGGTTAGGAAGCGTTGCGAGCGGCAGGGCAGTAAACAACATACCTTTGCTTGCAGATAACCTTAAATACCTGTTTGAGACGCTTTCAAAAGCACCAAACGTAAGCGCAAACATCATCCAGATGACAGAAGCACTTGCCAATTTGGCGAAAACAGGCGCATCATCCGGTAGAGCAGCAACATCACTCGGGAAAAGTTTGAACATTTTTAGCGGATCTGCGAACAAGGCGAAGAGTAGCAGCTTTAGTCTTGCTGCAGCTTTCGGAAAGCTGTACGCATCATACTGGTTGTTATTCCGTGCTTTTTCAAAGATTAAGGATGCAATCGACATTTCATCTTCTTTGACAGAGGTTGAGAACGTTGTACGTACCACATTCGGCAATTATGAGAAGCTGATACAGGACTTTTCAAAAACATCCATACAGGATTTTGGCATGTCAGAGTTGACCGCTAAACAGGTGGCAAGCCGATTCCAAGCTATGGGTACAGCCATGGGATTTTCACAAGGAAAGATGGCTGACATGTCGCTACAGCTTACAAAGCTGACTGCAGATATGGCTTCTTTCTATGATATGGAGCAGTCTGACGTTGCTAGAAACTTGCAGGCAGTATTTACCGGAGAGACAGAGCCTTTAAGAAAATACGGTCTTGACCTCACACAGGCTACTCTTAAAGAGTGGGCTATGAAGCAGGGATTGGATGCCGACATTTCGTCTATGACGCAGGCAGAAAAGACCATGCTCCGGTATCAGTATGTTATGGCTAATACAGCCGCGGCGCAAGGAGACTTTGCGAGAACATCAGACACATGGGCAAACCAGGTAAGAATCCTTAAGCAGTCATTTGAACAGCTTGCGGCTATTATCGGTGGCGCACTGATTAACGCTTTTAAACCGTTTGTGCGAACTCTTAATGCAGTCATGCAGAAAGTTATTGCTTTTGCAACGACAGTAACCAATGCGTTAGGATCAATCTTCGGATGGAAATTTGAGATTTCTGCCGGTGGTTTGGCAGATGATTGGTCTGATGCATCAGGGAGCGCGGCTGATATAGCAGACAGCACTGGACAGGCAGCGAAGAACGTTGAAAAGATGAATAAGGGCTTAAGAGCCTTTGACGAACTGAATCTGATTACCACTCCGGATAATTCAAAAGGATCTGGCTCTGGTGGTTCCGGCGGTGGTGGTGCATCCGGCGGTGGTGCGTCCGGTGGGCTGGTACAGGTAGATACCATTTTCAAGGACTATGAAAGTCAGATCAGAAGTTTGCGGGAACTTGGGGCATATATCAGCGATGCGTTATCAGATGCCATGGAGTCCATTGACTGGGATAGAATTTATTCCAAGGCTAGAAACTTTGGAAAAGGGCTGGCAGATTTCCTTAATGGGCTTATTACACCAAGATTGTTCGGAGATGTCGGCATGACGATTGCAAGTGCGCTTAACACAGCAATTTATTCAGCCTTGTCATTTGGAGAAGAATTTGATTGGACAAATCTGGGGGATTCCATTGCCGCAGGAGTGAATCGCTTCTTTGAAACGTTTGATTTTTCGGCACTTGGTAGAACGATCAATACATGGGTTCACGGAATATATGACACTATTACAACAGCAATTGGAAATATCAAGTGGTCAGAAGTATGGGATGGTGTAACGGATTTTTTGAGTGAAATTGATCTTGAGACAATATCTCTTATTATTGGAGCATTTGCACTTAAGTATGCAGGTAAAATTCTTACAGGTAAAATTCTTAAGGAAACGATAGGAAAACTGATTAGTGAGAAGTTTGTGGCGGCGTTTGGACAAGAGTCAGTAAAGTCAATTCTTTCTTATGTAGTTCCGATTTCACTTTCCGTTGCAGCTGGGGCATTAACTTTTACTATTGGAAAAGACAGTATAAAAAAAGATGCAGAAAATCTAGTAAAAGCATATAAAGATGGTGGATTTTTACAATATTTACAGGAAAGCTTAAAACAGCTTATAAATCCGTTTGAGTGGATAAATGCATATGGTGGGGGCATTTTAAGTCAAAAAGGAATACTTGAGCGTTATTCAGACGGAGTTGACTTAAACATTAAGATGCCGAAAAAAGAAGATTATGCATCTTTAGATGAATACCAAAAGGCGCTAAACGATTTCAATAATAATGTTCCAGACAGCTTAAAAGTTCCAAGTAGCTTTGATTTAAAAGCGTGGATAGATGAATGGAAACAAATGAATGGACTAGATAATGTGGACTTAAGAGCAGAAGTTGTTCTTCCAAACTTGAGAGAAAAAATATCTGGGTTTAAAGACAACGTAAAAGAGTGGTGGGGATTAAATGTTGAACTACCAGTTCATAATAAATTGACAACTACTCAAAATGATATTTCTTCATGGTGGGAAAATGTAAAGGAATATTGGGGAGAAAAAAAGCTCTTAATACAGACAGAAATAGGAGAAATAAAAGGTAAAATAGAAGAAAAGTGGAATGAAGCATCTGAATACATTCAAGAAAATATTTTGCCTTGGTTTACTAAAGATCATTGGCTTGAAATAGGAAACGGAATAAAAGAAGGTCTTTCGACTAAATGGGAGGAATTCTCTACATGGTGGAGTGACACAGGTATAGCCGTTTGGTGGAACGAGAAAGTTTCTCCATGGTTTACAGAAGATACATGGAAAAATCTTGGAGAAAGCATAAGAAAAGGTCTATCTAAAAAGTGGGAGGAATTTACTGGATGGTGGGAAAACACCGGATTCTATAAGTGGTGGAATCAAGATGTTGCTCCAAAGTTTACAACAGACAAGTGGACATTTAGTGGTATTTCAGATGGATTAAAAAATGCATGGAATAATGCTATAGCCGCTGTAAAGCACATATGGAACGGATTTGCAAACTGGATGAACTCAAAGCTTTCTTTTTCGTGGGATGCGGTAAACATTGCTGGAAAGCAGATTGTTGGAGCCGGAAGTATAAATCTCGGGAAAATTCCTACTTTTGCCGCCGGAGGATTCCCAAGCCAGTACAGTATGTTTATGGCGGGAGAAAATGGACGGGCAGAAATGCTGGGGACTGTTGGAGGGAAAACAGCGGTTGCCGGTGGACAGGAAATTACAGGTATTCGAGATGCAGTGTACAGTACGGCGCAACAGGAAATGGAATTGCTAAGACAGCAAAATCAGTTGCTTCAAGGAATTTTGGAAAAAGAATTTGGGATTACATCCGAGCAGATAGGAAAAAGCGCTCGCAATTATGCAAAAGATTACTTTAACAGAACTGGAAGAGAAGCATATATTTTCTAATGACAAATACCGCCACTTGTGGTAGAATCATTTTATTACAAGTGGCGGGAGGGTAACACATGGCGTTGATTAAATGTCCTGAATGTGGAAAAGAAATTTCAGACAAAGCAGAAATGTGTATCAATTGCGGATTTCCGTTGAAACAACACGAAAACAATGAAATGTCTGCGGGGAAAAGTGAATTTTATAAATCATACGAACAAGAAAACGAAAATGATAGAGGGTGGGAACGCCCAAAAGAGCCAGAGATTACAGGTGTTGGAAAATTATTCTTAAGAAATTCTGTTGAAAGATCTCAAAACACGGGATTTAATGGTATATATAAATATACTTTATTCGGAGAAAAAAAAGAGGTTTACTGTCCAAGATGTGGGAGCGAAAATTGTTCTCATTATACGGAGCAGAAATTTGTACCAGGCAAAACAAAGACAAGATACACTGCAAATCTAAATCCATTTAAACCGTTTACTTTAGTAAATAAAAAGGAAAAGATTTTGAGAAAAGATCAAACATATGAAATAAATAAAATTATATGTAATGATTGTGGCTACACTTTCATATAAATTTGGATTTAATATGTGGAGAATTACGATGGAGAATAGGGAGTCTGAATCAGAACTAAATGAGTGCAAAAAGAAGTTGAATAAAGCACATCAAACGATAGAAGAATTGAAAATTAAGATGACGCAAGATAAAAAGAATTACAAATGGGAAATAAGAGAGTTAAATAAAGAAAAAGATGCATTAAAGGCGCACAATACTGATCTTTTTAATCGGGAGTCAAACGCGCTTATTCGTGCGGACGATTTGGAAAAAGAGAATATTGCATTGAAAAAAGAGAAAAAGAAATTGGAAATAAAAATAGAAAAACTGGAAAAAGAGAACGAAAACTTATTGAAGAAAAAGGATGAATGTACTAGGGATGCAGATTGGGAAAGGCAGGGGAAAGCGGGTATATAAGAGGGAGCGCAGAGATGCGCTTCTTTTTTTGAAAAATATTTCAAAAGGGTATTGACTTTTGTGTACTCATATATTAACATTTATGTGTACACAAAAGAAAGGAGATGAAACAGTGTCACCAAGAACAGGAAGACCGACAGATAATCCCAAAAATAACATTATAAAAGTAAGAGCAACAGAAAAAGATAGAGAAAAACTTCTATATTGCTGTGAAAAGACCGGAATGACGCAATATGATGTAGTAATGAAGGGGATTGATAAGGTCTATAACGAAATAAGAGCAACCGAAGCCCTAGACAAGTAACGGTTACTCTTACACTTACAGCCACCAAAAGCGGTTGATACATGGATTATACCGCTTTTTGGAATGGTTGTCAAACAGCAAACGAAAGGAAGGTAAAATCTATGAGAGAAATGTATATTGAAGAAATTGCCAAAAATCTGAATGTGCTCAGCGAACACTTTTTAAGATGTGTGTGGATTTTTACAAGTAACCTTGCATTTGACAAGAAAGGCGGTGCGAGATGAAAGAACAGCTGATAACGGAAATCCAGAGCATACAGGACGAAAAATTTTTGCATTTCATTTTGAACACGATACTTTCATTCAAGCAGAAATGGGGGATTTGCTGATGAACGATATTCAGATTTTTAACAATCCAGAGTTTGGAGATATTAGAACAGTAGTTATTGACAATGAGCCGTGGTTTGTGGGAATAGATATTGCAACGGCACTTGGATTTGGAAAAGGAACAGCTCCGATTAACGCAATAAAAAGGCACGTTTATGAAGAGGATAAGCAACTCACCAAAATGGTGAGTCAGGGTCAGAATAGGGATATAACCGTTATCAATGAAAGCGGTCTGTACTCCCTCATTTTTGGCAGCAAACTGGAAAGTGCGAAGAAGTTCAAGAAATGGGTAACATCCGAAGTTCTCCCATCCATTCGTAAGACTGGTACATATATGATGCCTCAGACCACGGACGGGAAGATTGCATTGCTTGCACAGGGGCACACGGAGCTTAAAGCAGAGGTCGACGAAATCAAGGCGGATTTGGAAAGTCTTAAGATGGACTTACCGATACTTCCGGTGGAAGCCGACCGCATTACGGAAGCTGTCAGAAAGAAAGGCGTTTCAATCATGGGCGGCAAACAGTCGAGCGCATACAGCAATCGTGGATTACGACAAAAGGTTTACAACAACCTGTATGCCAATCTGAAATACAACTTTGGGGTTCGGTCTTACAAGAGCATCAAGCGTAGCCAGTGCGATAAGGCAGTGCAAGTGATAAATGCTTATCAGACGCCATATTTTTTGCAGGAACAGATTGACGATGCCAATATGCAACAGAGGTTGGAATTTGATTGAAAGATTTCGACATATGGTATAGAATATCAGAAGTATAAAATTTAAAACGAATAATTTTAGCACCTATCAAAAAACGGTAGGTGCTATTTTTATACCAATTTTACCGACTGTCATTTGAGACAGCCGCAAACCAAAACAGTTAGGTGGTGGAAACATGGCGTACAGCGGATGGTTGTTAAAGATTGGAAATTATACAGTTCCAATGTCTTTCATGAAACCGGAAACATATAGCCCATATGTGAATATGCAGGACTTGGATGATTATACGGACGCTAACGGCTATCTACATAGAAATGCCGTGGAATTAAAGGCGTTAAAAGTTGAGTTTGAAACACGGGCTATGCTTACAAACACGGAATTTAATGCCATTATAAGTAAAATCCGTCAGCAGTTTACCAATGCAACCGGAAGAGATTGCTATATCACGGCGTACATACCGGAGTATGACGATTATGTAACACAGTATGGTTACATGGCAGATTTTCAACCTACAATATACGGGACTTATGGCGGTCAAATCCATTACAACTCTGTAAGACTGGCATTTATAGGGGGTGTATACGATGGTTGATTACCAATATTCAATCCTGTTTTTAAAGGACAGCGTAGACAAACAGTTAAACATCGTATCTGATGATGGGAAAATCAATATCACAAACACCGAACTGCACCAAGAAAAATTTGAATTGACAGAAAGTTTGTGTTCGGAATCTGAATTAACATTCGGGGCATGTGAAGCCGGGATGATTAAATTCACGGTGTCCAATGTATTCTTGCCAATGAAAGGCAAGTGGTTGACTGCAAAGATGACTCTTGATGGTCACGAAGATAAACCATTCCAAATAGGAAGATACAAGGTTTATTCTGACACACCTACGGCAGATCGGACGTTCCGGGATGTGGTAGCTTACGATGCTTTGTATGATATTTTATCATCTGACGTTACTGATTGGTACAATCAGATACTTCCACAAAAAGATAGCAGGGTAACTCTTAAACAATTCAGAGATAGCTTTTTTAATCATTTTGGAGTGGAACAGGAAGAAGTATCTCTTGTAAATGATGAAATGATTATTGAAAAAACTGTAGAAGTGAAAGCATCAAGTAGCGGAAGTTCAGATACCGCAGAGAAAAACACGATAGGCGAAGCCATAAGCGGAAAAGAGGTTTTGTCTTGTATACTTGAAATTAACGGTTGTATGGGAAATATCGGGCGCGTTGGAAAGTTTCGCTATGTGTACTTAACACAAGAGATACAGGGGCTTTATCCGGCGAATGATCTTTACCCGGCGGATGATCTTTATCCTAGAAATCCAAAGAGCACCAGCATAAGTAAAAGCCAGTACATTTCAGCGCAATATGAAGATTATATTGTCAGAACGATTGACAAACTGCAAATTCGTGAAAAAGAGAATGATATAGGAGTGATTGTAGGTGATGGCGGAAACACTTATGTGATCGAGGGAAATTTCCTTGTTTATGGGAAGGGAACAAAGGAATTAAACGAAATTGGAGAAAAAACCTTATCAAAGATAAAAGGAATTATATACAGACCATTTAGTGCTGACTGCAAAGGAAATCCATGCTTTGAGGTTGGAGATGCGGTACGGATGACTACAAAATATGAACTGATCGAGACTTACATCCTAAAGCGCACGCTGAAAGGCATACAGGCTTTGCGCGACGATCTGGAAGCGGACGGGGAAGAGTACCGTACAAGTAAGGTCAACGGAATTCAGCGGAGCATATTGCAGCTGAAAGGCAAGAGCAACACTCTGGAACGCTCAATTGATGAGACAAAATCGACAATCGTTGACGTGGAAAAGGGTTTGCAGTCACAGATCACACAGACAGCCACAGAAATCCGGTCAGAAGTAAAGAATACCACTGACGGGTTATCATCGCGGATAACCCAGACATCGGAGAGCATTACTGCAGAGGTAAACCGGGCAACGAGCGCCGAGGGTACGCTATCCAGTAAGATCAGCCAGACTGCAGAGAGCATCACAGCGGAGGTCAACCGGGCAACAAATGCAGAGGAAACATTGTCTTCAAAGATAACCCAGACAGCAGAAAGCATTACTGCAGAGGTAAACCGGGCGACAAATAAAGAGGGAGAACTTGCGGCTGCAATCCAGATAAACGCCGAGGGGATAACGTCAAAAGTGTCACGCGACAGTGTAGTATCGGAGATCAATCAGTCAGCAGAGGGATTAAAGATTAGAGCTGATTTGTTGGAACTCAGGGGATCTGTGGAGATGACCGGTGGGTATGTGCATATTGACGCGACAGAGAGTACGGACAACTTGGTTGAACTGAAACGGGAAGGAACTCTTGTGCAGATGGGAACGGATGGTTTGCGGTCGGCGGCAGATACGCGTGAACTCACGGCAAGTTACTCTGATGTGACGGTGCGCGACACGTCGGCAAACACCATAGCACAAATGCTCTCAAGCGGAAAAGGAATATCGTCCTATGGATGGGAATCTTATTCTGACAAGCGACTAAAGCACGGGATAGAATCCCTTGACAGAGAAAAGAGCGCCGCGCTTATACAGTCTTTACGTCCTTGCAGATTTGTTTATAACTATGACCAGGATGGGCATTACCGGCATGGTCTGATTGCGCAGGAAGTGCTGGCGGCGATTGGAGATGAAGACTGGGCGATCTGCTCCGAAAATCCAGATCCGGATGGCAATACCTATTATGCGCTTGACAAAACGGAACTGATCGCTGATCTGATCGCTGCAGTACAGTTACAGCAAGAGGCACTAGAAGAATTAAAAAAGAAAGTAGGATGAGAAAATGGTCAATGCAAAAATTCGCGAGTTTGAGAATAACATTATCAATTTTATCAATGCAAGTGTTGATATTCCGATTGAGGTTAAGCATCTGGTACTTAAGGATATTTTGCACCAGGTAGAAGCGGAAGCAAACCGGCACGTTATCGCCGAGCGGGAGCAGATGCAGGAAAATCTTAAAAAGGAGAGTGAGGATCATGAATAAAGCATATAAACGTATCAACTGGGAGAATTACCCGAGCGATGCTACGCCTTTGAATGAAGCGAATCTCAACAATCTGGACAGTGCCACAGATACCATTGACGACCGTGTGATTACGCTTGACACAACCAAGGCAACAAAAACAGAGGTTGCTACACTTGTATCAGATGTGACATTTGAGGAATCTACCGGAATTATTACTATTACGAAGAAAAATGGCTCTAGGGTTACCATTGACACACAGATGGAGAAAATTGCTGTCAACTTCGATTATGACCAGACTACACAGCAGATTATTTTGACTCTGATCGATGGTACGAAGCAGTACATAGACCTGTCGGCACTGATTACGCAGTATGAATTTCTTGATACGGACACCGTGGCTTTTATCATTGGAACGGATGGTAAGGTGTCGGCAATCGTGAAAGAAGGAAGCATCGAGGAAAAACACTTAGAGCCAAATTATCTTGCCAAGATTAAGGTGGAAGCGGCAAAGGCAGAAACAAGCCGGGCAGATGCGGCGGCAAGCGCAACCAAGGCGGAAAGCTATGCCGTGGGCGGTACCGGCAGCCGGGAGGGAGAGGACTCTGATAATGCTAAATATTATTATCAGCAGGCAAAAGACGTATCAGAGGGACTAAAAGGTGGATTGCAGCCGCATGGCACGGTGGCTTTTGCAGATCTTCCGGCGCTTTCGGATGTCAATGCAGGATGGATGTACAATATTTCGGATGAATTTACGACCACGGACGATTTTAAAGAGGGCTCCGGCAATGCAGTTCCCGCCGGCGCGAATATCTACAAAACGTCAGACGGAAAGTGGGATGTTCTGGCCGGTACCCCGGTGACGGGGGTCAAGGGTGCAAAAGAAACATCCTATCGGCGAGGAAATGTCAATCTCACCCCAGAAAACATTGGGGCAGTAGCGACAGGTGGAGACACAGCGAGCAATGTCACATCATTTACAAGTAGTGATGTGGCAGATGGATCAGCGCCATCGTGGACAAACGTTGCTACACTGACAAGTGGCGAAACGCATACTTCTCTTTTTGCGAAGGTATCGCAGATGTTTAAAAACGTGCGGTACTTGTATAAGATGTTCGGAACTACCGACATATCCTCTATTGGTGGTGGAACGGTAACGGGGGCGATCTCGTCGCAAAACAAAGCTTTAGCACAGTTAAATAACATAGGTAATTATAAACAAACCGATACGCTGTTAGTTAGCAGTAAATTGTCCGCTAATATAGAATACGAGCTAAACACTTTACTATTATCAAAAGGGAAGTGGTTAGTAGTATCAAGCGGCGAATTGAACGCACATACACCTTTTGCGTACAATTTAGGGCTAAAAAAGAGTGATGGTGATTTATATGGATCAATGGCGTATTTGTGTACTCCTCATACAGATACGGGCATATGGGCTAATTTTTTGCAAACTTACACTATCAATGTAACAAGCGATACAGCAACCGCCAGCGCAACGATCAAGCATTATGCAGCTGATAGCAACGTAGAAATTGGATGGGCGAGAATGATGGCTATACGTCTGGCATAGAACACATTACCGTAAAAACTGTGATCAGCGTGCCATTGTACTCCGTGTTATTCAGCACAGAACGAAGAGCAGTCCCATTGTTAATCGTTTTTGCAAGAGCACCATGAGTAATCTCCGATCCTAAAACGTTGACAGACAACACTATTATAGTTGTTATTTTAAAACTCGATATGTCAAGTTCTGCTACTCCGTTAGTATAAGCTATAGGACGAGATATGGCCACTATAGATGCCGGTGTATGCTCTTTATTTGAATTAACGTAAAATACAGTTTGCGCTAAAGCTTTGTTTGACGCACGAAATAGATGCATGTTAAAATATGACGTAAAAAACGTTATAAGTTTTTCGCAATTTAAACGTTTTTGTTGACCAAAAGTGACAAATCAGACGATTTATGTCGAAACTTGCGACCGAAATGATTTGAATAATGCTGGCAAAATTTGTAAAATAAAATTGTCCGATAAGGGCACTTCAAGTTCTGGAGAGGGGGCGATGATTGGCGATTCATTGCCCTCTCAAATGTTACTGGTAAATAATGGTAATTTTTTTGTATGGGGTTGACTGCAAAGAACGTACGTTCTGTAATGACATTAACATTATCGGTTGCAGATATTGGAGGAGAATAAAATGGGGGAAAATGAGTGCAATAAGGAAACAGCGTTTTACAAGGAAAAAATAACTGAAATGGTCGTTAAGTGCGACAACGAGCGATTTTTGAAATTTTTATATAACACAATACTTTCATTCAAAAAAAAGTGGGGCATTTAGTGCCCCTCTTTTTCATGCCAATAGGTTATATTGTCAAATATAGTCTGTCTATGTTCTTTGCTAAGTTTCATTAGCATTTTTAAGTTATCGAGCAATTCACTATCTGACATAAGGTCTGGAAGAATATCTGGTGCGTTTTCTAAATTATCTTCCCAACCCATTAAATAAGATGGAGAAACTTCAAGAACTTTCCCAATAATTTCTATTTTATCACTTGGAATATTAGTAATAATGTTGTTTTCATATTTATATAGTGTTTGCTTTGAAACTTTTATTTTCTCTGCAAGCTCTACTTGTGAAATACCTAAAAGCTCTCTCTGCTTTTTTATCTTATCTCCGATTGTCATTTGAGTTTTCCTCCTTTCCTATTGGTAACTTTATTATAACACAAAAAAGTTACTCGTCAAGAAAAAAATAACTTGACAAGTTACCAAAATGGAATATAATAAAAGTAACTTCAAAAGTTACGAAGTTAGAAAGGAGTAGTCATATGGTTGATACAAACAAACTTCGCGGCGTTATTGCTGAAAATGGCAAAACACAGGCTGATGTTGCGGAAATGATTGGAGTTACGCCAAAAACATTTTATATGAGAATGAGTAAGGGCGTTTTTGGAAGCGACGAAATTCAGGTTATGATTGATAACCTTCACATCCAAAATCCAATGGATATTTTTTTTGCAAAGAAAGTAACTTAAAAAGTTACTAGAAAGGAGATGTAAAAAACATTGGAAAAATCAAGATATTCTGTTTTGGATTCATCTGGAAAAGCAACGATTGTTGAGCGTAAAGACGGAAGATATATTGACATTGAAGAAATGGCGCAGCATGTCGCATTTAATGTTTTGGACGATTACAGCAAAATTCTTAATGGCGAAAAGAAAATTGATGAGACAAACATTAGATTGTCTATCAATGTTCTCAACGCCGTTGCTCCGTTAGCAAAATATTTTAGAACGGGCTGTGCCTACGGAAAGGATTAGCAGATGCAGATACTTTTGCTAAAGTTGGTTTTTCTTCCGAAATTTCTTCATTGATTTCTTCGCAGTATTGGTCGTACTTGATTTTGAAATCATTGAAAGAACCGTTATATCCACAGATTTTAGCAATAGCGTAGGCAGATACATATTCATCGTTCAAAATTACACCTCCCTTATTTAATGATAAGGGAATTATAACACAGAAAGGGGTTGGAGAAAACGGACGAGTTAGTGAAAGTCAATTTTGATACACAGACAGTATCGGCAAGAGAACTGCACGATCAGTTACATATTGGAACAAGATTTAACGATTGGTTCCCACGTATGACAGAATATGGATTTGTAGAGGGAACAGACTTTTACTCAAAAATGAGTAAAACCGATAATGGTGGCAGACCATCAACAGATTACGAAATTTCTGTAGACATGGCAAAGCAGATTTGCATGATTCAGAGAACACCAGAGGGTAAAGCAGTCCGCCAGTACCTCATCGACTTGGAAAAGGCGTGGAACACACCAGAGCAGGTATTTGCCAGAGCGTTAAAGATGGCTGACGAGAAAATCAACAGCCTTAAGGAAAACAACACAAGGCTGATTGCGGAAAATCAGCGTATGAGACCGAAGGAAATTTTTGCAGATGCGGTGTCGGCAAGCCACACATCAATTCTTATCGGAGATTTGGCAAAGCTGATTTGCCAGAACGGCTATCAGATAGGACAGAAGCGGTTGTTTGAGTGGTTGCGTGAGAATAACTTCCTTATTAAATGTGGTTCATCGAAGAATATGCCACAGCAGAGATATGTTGAACAGGGGTTATTCGAGGTAAAGGAAAGCAACGTGCAGAATCCGGATGGATCAGTAAGGATCACTCGGACAACTAAGGTAACTGGAAAAGGACAGATATATTTTGTCAACAAATTCTTGAACAGAGGTTATTTTTATGAAAAATAGAAAGGAAAACTGGTAGATTCCAATAACTCATATGGAATTGGAAAGATTAACAGGAGGAATTCATGGATAAACAAACGAACATTGCTTTAAGAAAAACGTTAGATCAGATCGGCGCAAGCCATTCGCTCAAAGGATACACATACACAATTAGAGCGATAGAGAAATGTCTGGACGACAGGGATGCGCTTAGATGTGTTATGAAGGAAATTTATGCAAAAATCGCAGAAGAGAACGGAACTACCGCATCCAAAGTAGAAAGAAACATCCGGAACTTAATAGAGGTCACATGGATAAATGGCAATGTGAATGCGATCAATGAGATTTTTGGCTATACGGTTTCGCCGAAAAAGGGGAAGCCAACCAATTCAGAATTTATTGCGGTAATAACAGATTTTGTGTCCTTGCACGGGCAGGAAATTGAAAGTGATTCTTATAAGTGGCGGGAGTGAAGTTCGTATGAAGAAGTTGGCAAGGGTGATTGAATTTGTAGGCGCGGCGATCTTTTTTCTTTGTATGTGTGCGGATGCAACGGAAAATCCTATTGTAGCGGTACCGACCATAATCAGCTTACTCTTATTGTATGCCGGATCAAGAATTGAAGGAGGATGGCAGGATGCGGAAGAGATTGTCGAAGATCATTATTATTATGTTGATGGTGATGACACTGACGATGGTATTACCTACATTACATACGACAGCAACGGAACCGAGCGATACATGGATTTCAAATGAGTATCTTCCTTATATAAAGGAGATTTCAAACGAATATCATATTTGCCCGGAAATGGTAATGGCGATCATCGAGCATGAAAGCAGTGGACAAGCCGATGTGGAGAATGGTGGATGCAAAGGTCTCATGCAAATTTATGAAAAATATCACAGAGACCGGATGGAAAGTCTTGGAGTAGAAGATCTCTATGATCCGTATGGGAATATTCTCGTTGGATGCGATTATTTGGCGGAGTTGTTTGAAAAATATGATGGAGACATGAGCACAGTCCTTATGATCTATAGCGGAAAATCAGATGCGTTGACCAGAACATACGAGAATCGCACTGAATATGCCAAAAGCATAATGAACAGGACGGTTGAACTTGAAAGACTTCATGAAGAAACGGAATCAGACTTTGGAGAGGGTCTATAAACACTACTACATTATAATACGAGGAGAATTTCAAATATGAATAAAGAAACAATGGAAAACAACAAAGTGGAACTGGCAGGCGTGATTATTTCAGAGCCGGAGTTTATGTATGAATCATACGGAGAGAAATTTTACAAAATGTCTCTTGGAGTAAAAAGAAAGAGCGACGCCGTAGACGAGATCCCATTAACCATTTCAGAAAGACTGTTTGATATTGAGGACAGATATTCGGGAATGGATGTAATGGTTTCTGGAAGTTATCGCTCATTCAACAAACAGGAGGGCACTAGACGCCGGTTGATCTTATCGGTGTTCGTTCGTGAAATCGAGGCGATTGATTCAAAAGATGCGGATATTGATAAGAATTGCATTACGATCAATGGATATGTTTGCAAAGAACCAAATTACAGAGAGACGCCACTTGGTCGCGAGATCACAGACATGCTGATTGCAGTAAACAGAGATTATGGGAAATCTGATTACATTCCGTGCATTGCCTGGGGGAGAAATGCAAGATTTGCAGGCGGATTTAAAATCGGTACCCGTGTTAAGTTGATTGGAAGAATCCAGAGCCGAGAATACGACAAGAAGATTTCTGACACGGAGTTTGAGAAGAAAGTGGCTTATGAGGTTTCCGTAAGCAAATGTGATGTGATTGAGGAGGGGAAAAATGAAAATAACAATTAAGAGTATTCACATCGAGAATTTCAAGGGCATCAAGATGCTTGACGTGAATTTCTCTGTGAAAACGAAGATCAGCGGGCAGAATGCCGTAGGAAAGACAACGATCTTTGATGCGTTTACATGGCTGCTTTTCAACAAGAACAGTTCCGGAGAGGAAAAGTTTAATGTACGACCACTGAACGAAGGGATGCGAGTTGATAATGTGGAGATCAAGGTGTCTGCCATTTTGGATGTAGATGGCAAGGGAGTTGAACTTTCCAAGACACAGAAACAGAACTGGGTTAAGAAGCGCGGAACCGATACGGCAGTATTGCAGGGGAATGTTAATTCGTTTGAGATTGACGGCTATCCGAAGAGTGAAGCGGATTTCAAGGCTTATGTTTCGGAATTGGCGCAGAGCGAGGAAATGTTCAAAATGCTGACTAATCCACAGTATTTTTCTTCTTTGAAATGGAAAGACCAGAGAGATATTCTGATGAAACTTGTTTCAGAGGTTTCAGATGTAGATCTGGCACAGACGGACGCGAAGTATGCACCATTGCTTTCAGAATTGGAGAAAGCACCGTCTACGGATGATATTAGAGCAAAATTCTCCAAAGCATTGAGCGAGTGGAAGAAGAAGCAGGCAGAGATTCCAGTCCGAATTGACGAAGCCATGAAATCCAAGGTTGACATCGATGTTGCAGAACAGGAACTTGCGAAAACAGACTTGGAAACCAAAATTGCAGATATTGATGCGAAGATCAAAGATTCTGACGGAGTAATGATGGAGTTAGGACGTGAAGAAATGCAGCTGCAGTTTGATATGTCTGGGATTATGCAGACTATGAATCGCGATCTGACAAACAGGAGAATCGAGATCGAAGCAGAATTACCCGATTTGCAAAACGAGATGAAGCGATTTGCAGATACTATTGCTTTGAAAGAGAGACGGGTTTCAGAAAACGAGACGGTTATTTCCAATGCTGATTCAGAGCGAAAAAGGCTTGGAGAGGAGTACAAAGCAGAAAAAGCAAAGGCTTTTGATGAATTCCCATATCTGTTTGATGAATCAAAGTGGGTATTTGATGAAAACAGCACCGTTTGCTCATTGTGTGGTCAGAAGTTGCCGGAAGATAAAATTGAGCAGTTAAAGGCTGATTTTGAGAGCCGTAAAGAAAAAGCTAAGGCAGATGCAGAAGAAAAACTGAAATCAGAAAGATTTAAGTTTGACACTGACAAAAAGGTTGAACTGAATCGGCTGATTACTATTGGTACAGAGAAGAAAAATCTTATTGCTGAACTAACGGAGGAAAATACAAATTTGCAGGAAGAAATTGAAGCCTTAAAGAAACAGGAGAAGTATGCCATTTCCAAGAAAGAAGCACTCTCTAAAACGTTATCCGAAATGCCGGTGGAAGCCGATTATTTGCAGAATGAAGAGTATGTGAAGATGAAATCCAGACACGATGAAGTTCTGGAAAAAATTGAAAAGATGAACGCCAATGGAGAGGATGCAGCAGTTGAATCATTAAAATCTGAAAAAGAAGAGCTTCAGGCACATCTTGATGAAGTAAACAGCACTATTGCAAAGGCATCCATGAATGTTGAGATTGATGAGCGTATCTGGCAGTTACAGGAAGAACAGAAAGAAATCGGGCAGAAGGTTGCGGATCAGGAACAGATTCTTTACCTTTTGGAAGAGTTTATTCGTTTCAAACTGGATAAGGTTTCTGAAACCATCAACAGCCATTTCAAGACAGTTAATTTCAAACTCTTTGAAATGCAGTTAAATGGCGGTATGAAAGATTGCTGTGAGTGCACTGTAAATGGAGTGCCGTATTCGACTTTGAATAGCGGTCATAGAATTGTAGCCGGACTTGATATTATCCGTTCTCTTAGCGAGTTATACGGTGTGAGCGTGCCGATTTTTGTGGATAACGCAGAGAGCTTAAATGATTTCAATGTGCCGGATATGGATGCGCAGTTAATCCTTTTGAGCGTATCAGCGGACAAACAGTTGAAAGTGGAGGGTGTGTAGGATGAACAGTAAGAACATCAAGCGGCATTTAGGTAACAAACTTCGTGACTGGATGGAGAGCATTGAGGATGAGAACGTAAAGGCTGTGGTGAAAGAAAATACCATTATTACAGGTGGCGCCTTGGTTTCCCTTTTAACAGGGGAGACGGTGCATGACTACGATGTATATTTCAGAACAAAAGATGCGTGTATTGCAGTTGCGAAATACTATGTTGATAAGTGGAACGATATGCACAAAGATAAACCAGTCACTCTTATGTGGGGAGAAGAATTGGCAAAAGCGACTGGTAGTGATAATGGTTCGGTAAAATGTTTTGTCCGTTCCAAAGGAATTGCAGATGAGGATGAAGTGAAAGGGAATTCCGTTTCTTACAATTTTGATTCCACAGCCGAGGAAGACGAAGCAGTTGGAATGGAACACGAACAGGAAGAGACAGATTCGGATTCCAAGGGAAAATACAGACCGTGCTTTATTACGAGCAACGCAATAAGCCTTTCAAACAAGATTCAAATTGTTACAAGGTTCTATGGAGAAGTAGAGGAAATTCATAAGAATTATGATTTCGTTCATTGCACCTGTGCATGGAGTTCGTGGGATAACGAGGTATTTCTTCCAACTAAGGCGTTGGAGTGCATCATTAACAAGGAATTGTATTATGTAGGTTCTAAATATCCGCTTTGCTCTATTATTCGCACAAGGAAGTATATTGAGCGTGGCTATCATATCAACGCTGGTCAGTATGTAAAAATGTGTATGCAGTTGAATGAACTGGATTTGAAAGATGTAAAAGTCTTGGAAGAACAGTTGACTGGTGTAGATACAACTTACTTTCAGATGATGGTTGAAGCATTGCAGAAGCATATGGAAGAGACCGGCGATTCCAAGGTTGATACAATTTATGCAATGGAATTGATAAATAAATTATTTTAAAAAGTGAGGTATCAGAATGTCGAGAGTAGGGACAAGCAACAACATCACACAGCCAAATGCAAGGTGTATGTCATGCAAGCGTTGGAAGAGTGCAAGTAAGAGAGGATTCTTTGATTTTGTGGAATACGGGCACTGTTCTCTTCCGTATTGTGAGAAAGATATGAGAAATAAAGGAAAGAGAGGTCGTGTACATGGATGATATTGAAAAGTTGAAGGCTGAAAACTCGGATTTGCGAACAAAGGTAGACGAACTTAATAGTAATAAATATTGCCTTGAAGGAGAACTTAGAAAAGCCACAGAAACAAACGAACGACTTTTGCGGATTGTTGAGAATTTGTCAAAGGGGCATTAAAAAAGGAGGGTTACGATGCAGTATATCAAAGCAAAATTCCCAAACAGCACAAGAAGTTACACATACCGCACCGAGGATTCCGTAAAAGCCGGTGACACGGTTGTAAATGCCAAAGGCGCAAAGCTGAAAGTTACGGATGAAACCGTGGATATGAAGTGGGTAGAGACCTACGGTGCTGATAAGGTGGAAGTTGTGAAGAAATATGAGGAACAGGAAAGCGGTGGTGACGATGAGAGTTAATCCATGTAGATATTGTGCATTGTCTATAAACCTTAACGGAAAGCATTGTTCAAGGTATTCTTCCGAAGAGTGCGCAAAATGTGAGAACATTCAAAAACACAGGGAATACCTTTTAAGTCAGCGAAAATTCGCAGAGGGTGAGCAGATTACAAGCATTGAGGAACTTTTGAAACAGGAATGGGTAATGTGGTATCACAGTACAAAGCACATAGAGGTTTTCAAGAATATGCAACTCAATCTTGTTTTGAAATTTCTTAAAAATGGAGCATTTAAAAAAGCAATAAGGAAAGAAAGCGAGGAAAAATAATTATGGCAGAGAACACAGCAGTAGCAAAGACAGAGGAAAAGACAGAGGTTGCACACAGCAACAACAAGGTTACAGACTATAGCCTTGGAATTTTTGGAACATCAGATAATTTCATTATGGCTATGCAGATGGCAAAGGCGTTGGCGAGTTCAACTATCGTTCCGGCAACATTCCAGAAGAACGATGCAAACTGTCTGATTGCTATTGAGCAGGCGCAGAGACTGCGAGTAAGCCCACTGATGGTTATGCAGAATCTGTATGTAATTCAGGGGAGACCGTCTTGGAGCTCAAAGTTTCTGATTGCGGCAATCAATAATTCCGGCAAATTCGATATGGAATTACAGTTCGAGGAAACCAAAGATAAGGATGGAAAGCCTTATTCGTGTCTTGCTTGGACTACGAAAAATGGTCGTAGAGTTGAGGGTATGACCGTGGACATGGAAATGGCTAAAGCCGAGGGATGGCTTGGTAAGAACGGTAGTAAGTGGAAAACCATGCCACAGTTAATGCTTCGTTACAGAGCGGCATCTTTCTTCTCAAGTCTGAATTGCCCGGAATTGACGATGGGTCTTTATACAAAAGAAGAAATGCAGGACAACGATTTCAAGGAATATCCGATGGAAGATTTGCAGGAACAGGTTAAACATGAAATATCTGAGAACGCTAATACAGAGGATTTCCCTGTTGAGCCGGAAGTTGCAGAAACTGTGGAAGAGCCAAAGATGGCAGAGACAGAAGTTGCAGATGATGATGACGTGCCGGATTTCTTGAAGTAGGAGGTTATATGAGAATTATTTCGCAGGACGGCACGATTGATTTGCCGTATGAACAGGTAATTATTACGAGAAACGATAAAAGCATTTACTTAATGGAACATCTTACTGAGGACGTTGAAATTGCTAAATATTCCACGGAAGAAAAAGCAAAAGAAGCCATGGAAGAATTAAGAATGTCTTATATGTGCCATAATCTTGTAAAGATGGGGCAGACACCGCCAGATGGAATTGACGAAAAACTTACTATGGGTTTGAGTGGAGTATTTCACTTTCCTGCAGAGGAAGAATTGGAGTAGCATATGGAAGTTATATCATTTTTAGAATCCGTACAGAAAGGCATGGAAGATAACATTTACAACTTTTGCAAAGATGGGAAATGTAGCCAATGCGGTAACTGCTGTTCCAATCTTTTACCAATGAGCAGAAAAGAAGTAGATACCATTCGCAGATATATTCGTAAGAACCATATCAAAGAGTGCAAACATCTTCTTCCCACTGCGAATAGAACGTATGATATGACATGCCCTTTTCTTGATACGGATAAGAGTTGCGAGAAATGCAGAATCTATCCGGTTCGACCAGAAATTTGCAAGCAATTTATCTGTGACAATGAGCAGAGAGCAAAGCACAATAGGGCATTGTTGGGACAGACGAGACAGATTATTGATGTGAGGAGTGAGTTCTTTAATGAGACTTAAAGTTTTAGGTTCTGGTTCATCCGGCAACTGCTACATTCTGGAGAATGAAAACGAAGCCTTGATAATCGAAGCTGGGTTGCCATTCATGGAAGTCAAGAAAGCACTGGATTTCAATGTGATGAAAATTAAGGCTGTGATTACTACCCATTTCCATACTGACCATAGTCTTTATAGCTTACAATATGTGCAAGCTGGCATTCCTGTTTTTGAACCATGCAGACAGCCGATAAAAGATTCTGAAATGCGTTTTAGAAAAGGAAATTTTGACATAAGAGCATTTGAAAACCGTGATAAATCTGGAAGATGGCTACATAACAACGGAGACGGTTCAGAGTGTCCGTGCGTTGGGTTTTACATTACGCATCCAGATATGGGAAGCCTTGTGTATGCAACAGACACAGAATACGTCAAATGGCGATTTAAGGACATTAATCACATCATGGTGGAAGCCAACTACGATATGCAGTTTGTGAACCGAGAAGAGCCAAATTACGAGCACAGATTAAGAGGTCACATGAGCCTGCCAACGGCGCTTAAATTTATTTCTACTAACGATAATCCGGCATTGCGAAATGTTGTTCTAATTCACTTATCAGATAAATCAGCAGATTCGGCATTATTCAAACAAAAGACAGAAGAAACAGTTAAATATGGATCAGATGTTTACGTGGCGGAACGTGGATTAGAGGTCGATATGAACCTTTACCCGTTTTAAGGAAGCGAGGAATAAGTGAATGAATAAAGTGATTTTAATGGGAAGATGCACCAAAGACCCGGAAGTAAGATGGTCGCAGGGCGAGAAGTCAACAGCTATCGGTAGAATTACTCTGGCGGTTGACCGGAAATTTAAGCAGGATGGACAGCCAACGGCAGATTTTATCAATTGTCTTGCGTTTGGTAAAAGAGCAGAGTTTCTTGAAAAATATTGCAAAAAGGGAACAAAGCTTGTAATTGAAGGAAACTGGCAGACCGGAAGTTACACCAACAAAGACGGTAATAAGGTGTACACCAATGAGTGTTTGATCGAAAGCTGTGAATTTGCAGAGAGCAAACAGGCTTCGCAGGACAACGGAAGTTACAAACCGCAGCCTATGACAGATTCGGATGGTTTTATGAATATTCCGGATGGAATTGATGAAGAGTTACCTTTTACTTAAAAATGACTCGGATAAATCAATGGAAGGGAGATATGTATGTTATTGATCGAGGACAAAGGACAGAAAGAGGGTCAGCACATACTTAAGAATCGCTATTTTGATAGTAATGACATAGAGGTGCTACGAGCACCTCTTCCAGTTGGAGATTATGTTATCGCGGACGGAACCGTTCTTGACGTTATAAGACGAAAGTCATCAAGAAAGATGGAAGTTAAGAAGATGGATTTTATTGGAAGCTACAAGGTTGCTGTAGATACTAAGAAGGACATGCAAGAGATTACGGGAAACGTCTGCGGAAAACAGCATCCAAGGTTCCGAGACGAGTGTATTTTGGCGCAGAACAACAATATAGCACTGTATGTTTTGGTTGAGAACATGGATGGAATAAAAACTATTGAAGACGTTTTTCGTTGGCACAATCCAAGGCTTGAGAGATACAACAAGATAAAGTACATGCACGGTATTGGAAAGTGGTTGAATGTACCGCTTCCAAAGGCACCTCCAACAAGCGGGGAAGTCCTTGGAAAAGCAATGCTGACAATGCAGCTTAAGTACGGCGTGGAATTTGTTTTTTGCAGACCGGAAGATGCAGGATCGCGTGTCATTGAGCTTTTGGAAGTAGAAAAGTGATAATTTTGGGGAACTTGAAGGAGATATTATGGCAAGTAAGCGGATGTTTCGTATAGATTTAGTGACGTCAGATGCTTTTCTTGACATGCCGCTCACAGCGCAGGGGTTGTTTTTTCATTTATGCATACGGGCAGATGACGACGGTTTTGTTGACTGCGCCAATAAAACAGTAAGAGAGTGCCAGGCTTCAAAGGAAGACTTGCAAATTCTCATTGACAAACATTATGTTCTTACTTTTCCGGGATCTAATGTTATTGTCATAAAACATTGGAAATTGCATAACTGCATTCAAAAAGACCGTTATAAGCCAACCAATTATGCAGAAGAAAAATCAATGCTTTATACGAAAAGAAATGGCGCATACACATTCGATGCCTCAAAAAATTTTTCTGGAGTGAATGCAATAAGGAGCGCAGGAAGCTCGCCGGGGAAAGAAGTGGAAGCGTTCATACCGTCATTGGCGGAAGTGGCTGATTATTGCCGTAAGAGGAAGAATGGTGTTAGCGCAGAATCATTTATTGATTACTACAAATCAATAGGTTGGAAACGTAATGGAGAAATAATAACCGACTGGAAAGCCGCATTAAGGAGTTGGGAGAAGCAGGAGAAAGAGAGTAACCCAAGATCAAAAAACAAATTTAATAACTTTCATCAGAGATCTTATGACTATGATGAATTAGAAAAAACTTTGTTGGAAACAAATGTTAGGGAAGGGCGTGATAAGAAATGATGGAAATGGGCGAATGCGAAATTTGCAAAAGGTACCGACATGCGAAGCATAAAGGTGAACAGTTGGAGATTCTTGCGGAACTAAACGACGTCCCAAGGCACAAAATTATTGGGATTTTATTGGAAAACGGAGAAAATGTAAAACTTCCAATAAGAACAAGGGGAAGAAAGCGCAATACGGATTTTACAGAAAAAGAATACCAGAAAGCATTACTTAATAGGCTCGATGAATTGGATGGTCAAATTTCTGATCGTGAAAATGAATTCAAAGATATATGCACAGTCCTTTTTGGAACTCGATTCGATTGAGATGAAAAGAAAGGAGAACTGATTCATGAGAAATAAAGATGAAGAACTTAGGCGAGAGGGAATGGTATATGCTCTGCGAATTGCAAAGGAGAAGGGAATTGACTATCTGGAAGAAGAGTGCCGCTTTCGCGGCGCAACAAAATTACCACTTGCGCTACCAAAGAATGCAATAGATGAATGCGTCAGCAAGATTAAATTAAATACCATAGACACGGTAACGATTTTGTCTGCAATGGTTTTGCACGATGAGTTTGACTTTGGTAAAAGCCGCATACAGAGATTTGTTGATCGCTTCAATAAAAAGGCAGAATGCATTATGGATGATTATGCTACATGGGAAGATCAGATACAGATCTTGAAAGAAGAGTGTGGGTTGGATTTTAAAATTCGCAGAAATGACACTGATGTGAAAGTGAGATAAAGGTATGAAAGAAAAAATGCGCAACGATAGCGGCGACGCGCTTAAGAGATTCAGAGAGGTGCCGTATCAGCTGCGGTGCGGAAAGGAGCAGGGAAATGATTGAATGCATGAGAACGGATGCAAAGAAGCCGGAGCCTGAGGAGTGGATTTTGAAGGAATATTTATTCCGCGGGGAGCGGAGAGATGACAGGGAATGGGTGGAAGGATTTTTGTTTGTGGTAAATGATGTCCCATACATCTTGCCACATCACAACACAGGGCAACCAATACACGCAGATAACTTGCTGAAAACAGCTGTCGAAGTGCTGAAAGATACCGTTTGCCAATGTACAGGGCAATACGATAAGAATGGCAAGCTGATTTGGGAGAATGATATTGTTAAGTGCGGGAATAAAACAGAGCTTGTTGGTTGGGATCAAAATTTTGCAAGTTGGCGTCTACCCAAAAGAGGATGGTTCTACCGCCATATTTACGGGGATGCTTACAGTTCAGAGGATTGTGAGGTTATCGGAAACATATTTGACAATCTGGATCGGTTGGAGGACGACGATGAATGATTTTCTGAAATTTTTTGACAAGGTTGCATACAAATATAAGTTACATCTAAGCATTGCATACAACAAGGTTGCTGATTGGGGAATTTATATTTACAGAAGCGGGCGCGGGGAGAACGGAAAAGATCTTGTGATCGTAAATGTATCGGATTGTGACATGGAGCTGTGCTTTGCCAGAGCGCAGGTGCAGTTGAAAGAGTGGTTGTTGGAAAACGAGGGAGGATATTAAGCTATGACGGAGAATGAAGCAAAAATTTTTATTCAAAACGCGATGGAGCAGTCAAAAAAAGCTTTAGCTGAATTATTATTGATTTCTCCAAAAGTGTTTGCGGTTAGAAAAAAGAGCCTGGGTGAGTATTACAGCAATTTGGAGAACTGCAAAAAAGAAATTGAGTCATGCGAGGTGGCGGTACAGGCATTGGAAGATGTGCAGAAGTACCGGGCAATCGAAAAAGACTTAAAAGAACGTTATCATGCCAACGTAGATATTCCGCTTTTGATGCACCACTTTATCGAAACGGTGTTCGAAGGGGAGAAGCATGAGGGATTTTGCCTTTTAACAAACGAGGATGCTAAGGTGTGGGAAGAATATAAGGCGATCGGCACGCCGGAAGAATTGCAGGAGATGAAGAAAGATTTTGCTGAAGCGTTAAGCGACTGGCGGCAATATCGTAAGGTTGGAACTTTAGAAGAATGCCGGGCGGCGGTGGAGAAGCAGACCGCGAAGAAAGTGAAATCAATATCCAAGGTAAAAGACGGAGACAGCTATGTCGGTCTTATAGGGAGATGTCCTTGCTGTGGAGACATATTGGAAGAGGATACCGTATATTGTGATTGCGGTCAGAAATTAGATTGGAGTGATGAAGAATGAGCGAAGTAAAAAGATTAGCGAAGAACATTAAAGTATTTATAGAAATGGGGTGTTTGGATGAAGAAATGCGGACAATCGCAGAGGAAAACCCACATCTGGACGACCTCGGGGAACTGAACGACATCATGGAGGAAGAAATTGGGTATTTCGGTGTGGAGGAACAGGAGGGCGAACGATGAGACTGATTGATGCGGATAAACTCGAAAGTGTAGATTTTTCTGAATGTACTGATTTGATGGAAATCATGAATGTTATTGATGCTCAACCGACCGCCTATGATGTGGATGCGGTTGTGGAACAGTTGGAAAATGAGCGAAAGTTTTGGGATAATGCATACGACAGTAATTTAGGAAAAGAGAAAGCGAGAAGTTATGAGCATGCAATCGACATTGTGAAAGGCGGTGGATTAGATGCCGATTAAACCAGAAAATCGGAAAAGATATCCGGCAAATTGGAAGGATATCAGAAAAGACATTCTCAAGCGAGCGGATAACAAATGCGAATTTTGCGGAATTGAGAATTATACTATCCGCGAAAATGGCTCAAAAGTTGTCCTGACAATAGCGCATTTAGACCATACACCGGAAAATTGCGATTACAGTAATCTCAGAGCGTTATGCCAGAAATGCCACAACAGATATGATGCAAAACACAGGGCAGAAACGAGAAGAAAGGCAGGTGCGGTAGATGCCTAAAGCAGTATTGGTAATGGATATGCCGGAATCGTGCAGTAAGTGTAAATTCATGTACGAATTCAACGGAATTAAAAAGTGTCAGCTTATGAATGTACTCAATAATGGAGCATCAAGGCTGTCACAGAATACTTTTACCGAGAAACGGCATGAAAAATGTCCGCTTCGGGAGTTGCCGGAGAAATCAGATCATCCAGAGCATTGCGACAATGGAAGGTTCGATGCAGGCTGGAACGGATGCTTAGATGCCATAGAGGGAGGCACGCATGGGAAAGAGCAGAGCGAGTAAGCTGAACGGATACCGGAGTGTGGTAAGCCGGCAGAGAAACGATGTGTATAAGTTCAAAATGAAAAAGAACAGGAAAAAATAGATCATATGAGAGTAGCTTTGATTGATGTTGACGGGCATAATTTCCCGAGCCTTCCGCTCATGACGCTATCTGCTTGGCATAAACGACAGGGAGATAGCGTTGAATGGTACAATCCACTAACTGCATGGATTGATCCGCCGGACAGAGTTTACATGAGTAAAGTGTTTACTTTTACACCAGATTATCAGCATCCGGTATGCGGCGGCGAAGTGATAAAAGGCGGAACTGGCTATAATTATCCTTCTGGCGGAGATCCATTGTCACCAGAGATTGAGCATATTTACCCGGATTACAGACTTTACCCAGATTTGTGCAGAGATACAGCGTATGGTTTCCTGACGCGTGGATGCCCAAGAGGATGTGATTTCTGCATTGTTGGGAAGAAAGAGGGAAGGTGTTCAGTGAAAGTTGCGGATCTGTCGGAGTTCTGGAATGGTCAGAAGAACATAGTGCTGCTTGATCCGAACATGTTTGCTTGCAAAGATTGGAAAGAATTGAGCAAGCAACTCATTGACAGTGGATCATGGGTCGATTTTTCGCAGGGGTGTGATATCCGGATCATGACAGAGGAAAAAGCAGAATACATCCGACAGATGAAGATCAAGCAGATACATTTTGCGTGGGACAGGTACGAAGATAAAAATGCCATAGTCCCTAAATTCGAAATGTTTAAGAGGGATACAGGATGGAATTATAGAAAGATGACGGTATATGTATTATGCGGATTCAACACCACGATAGAGCAGGATCTTGATCGTATATATACTTTGAGAGACCTCGGCTATAGTCCATATGTAATGATTTATGACAAGTACAAATTAAAACATGGAGATGTGTTGAAAAAGTTACAGCGCTGGGTGAATTCCAGATTTGCATTTGCTGCTGTAAAAAGGTTTGAAGATTACAATCCGTAAGGAAGAAAGGAGCCGAACCTCCGGCCGGGGTAACGATATATCGGGTTCCTTTTGAAAAATGACATATAAAGATTTTTTGGAAACAAAGATTGAACTTGCGACAGAAAGTGGATTCGTTGTGGATCCTAAAAAAGTCAACAAGGTATTAAAACCACACCAGAGGGATGCTGTGGTGTGGGCGCTGAAAGGCGGCAGGCGTGCATTGTTTGAAAGTTTCGGACTTGGAAAGACCGTGCAGGAAATTGAGTTCTGCCACTTGGCAGCAGAATATAGCGGCGGTCGTGCATTGATTGTGTTGCCGCTTGGAGTAAAGCAGGAGTTCACGCATGATGCGGTGGAAGTGCTTGGATATGAAAAGCCGGAGTATTGTCGAACAATGGAAGAAGTGGAGCAGAGTGCAAGCCAGATCGTGCTGACGAATTATGAGCGTGTCCGGGATGGGGACATCCGGCCAGATTACTTTGCAGCGACTTCGTTGGATGAAGCCAGCGTTTTAAGAAGTTTTGGCAGCAAGACTTATCAGACATTTTTGGACAAATTCAAGAATGTGCCATATAAGCTGGTAGCCACGGCAACACCGTCACCGAACAAATATAAGGAACTGATCCATTATGCCGGATATTTGGAAGTGATGGATACAGGGCAGGCGTTGACGAGATTCTTCCAACGCGACAGCACTAAGGCGAACAACCTCACGTTGTACCCAAACATGGAAGATGAGTTTTGGATGTGGGTAAGCAGTTGGGCGCTTTTTATCACAAAACCTTCAGATCTCAATCGAGTATATTCCGATGAGGGATATGATCTGCCGCCACTTGATGTAAGATGGCACGAATTGCCGGTGCATTATGGCGATACAGCGGATAAGGACGGACAGATTCAGTTATTTCAGGAAGCAGCCGAGGGATTGAAAGAAGCGGCGACGGTCAAGAGAGATAGTATTGAACGCCGCGTGGAAGAAATGAAACGAATTGTGGAAGAATCACCGGAGGATCATTTCCTTTTGTGGCATGATCTGGAGAATGAACGGCATGCAATCAAGAAAGCACTGCCGGATGTGGTGGATATTTACGGATCTATGGATTATGATCTGCGCGAGCAGAGGGTTATTGATTTCTCAAATGGACGGACAAAGTTATTTGCCACAAAGAAATCATTATCCGGATCCGGATGCAATTTTCAGAGACATTGTCACCGGGAGATATTCCTCGGGATCGACTATGAGTTTAATGATTTTATCCAGGCGGTACATCGGTGTTATCGATTTTTACAGAAAGAACCGGTTGTGATCGACATTATTTACATGGAGAACGAGCGGCAGATCAAGGAAGCATTGCTTGAAAAATGGAAGAATCACAATCACATGGTCGCGAAAATGATCGAGATTGTAAAAAAGTATGGTCTTAATTCGGAGAATAAGGCGCAGCGGTTAGAAAGGAAGATGGGCGTGGAAGGTAGCAGAGAAGAAAGAACAGTCAGAGGAAATCACTATGAAGCGGTATATGGAGACTGCGTGGAAGAAACAAGGGCAATGGAAAGCAACAGCGTTGACCTGATACATACGTCTATTCCCTTCGGTAACCATTACGAATACAGCGCCAATTATAACGATTTCGGGCACAATCAGAATACGGAGAGATTTTTTGAACAGATGGATTTTCTTACGCCGGAACTGCTCCGAGTGCTAAAGCCGGGGCGAGTGGCGGCAATCCATGTAAAGGATCGCGTGCTGTTCGGAAATGTAACCGGAACAGGATTTCCTACAATAGAGCCATTTCATGCGGCTTGCATTAACCACTATATGAAGCATGGATTCCATTATTTCGGCATGATCACGGTTGTGACGGATGTGGTGCGGGAAAATAATCAGACCTACCGCCTTGGATGGACGGACTGTTGCAAGGATGGTACAAAGATGGGCGTAGGCTGCCCGGAATATATCCTGCTTTTTAGAAAGCAGCAGACGGACAGGTCGAAAGGATTTGCAGATGAAAGAGTGGCAAAAACAAAGGAAGAGTACACTCGGGCGCAGTGGCAGATTGATGCACACGGATATTGGAGATCGTCCGGAGATCGGCTTGTAAGCAAAGAGGAACTGAAAGATTTTTCGGTAGATAAGTTGCAGCAGGCGTATCGGGAGTACAGCCGCGGCAGTGTATATAACTATGAGAACCATGTGAAGCTTGCGGAAGACCTGGACAAGGACGGCAAACTACCGGCAACATTTATGGTCGTTGCTCCTGGATCATGGAATCAGCTGGAAGTATGGGACGATATCAACCGGATGCGTACTCTTAATACAACGCAGAGCCGGAAACGTGCACAGATGCACGTATGCCCGCTACAGCTGGATATTGTGGAGAGAATCATCAACAGATATAGCAATGAGGGCGATGTGGTATATGACCCGTTTGGCGGACTGATGACGGTACCTATGACGGCGGTAAAGATGCACCGATACGGCAAAGGATGCGAGCTGAATCCGGATTACTTCCGGGATGGTGTTGGATATCTGCAGGCGGCGGAAAATGAGGTGGACGAGCCTACACTGTTTGATTTTATGGGGATGCAATCATGAAAGAAGAAACGCCAGAGAAAATAGTAAAATCATATTGCCAGCATATCCGTGAAGAAATATCACATTGGAAGGATATAAAACAGAATGGGTGCAGTGATCCGTTCTGGTCGGATGGATGCAATATGAATCTGACACGGAATCATATCATTTATTATCAGTCAAAGATCCGCGAGGCCTGCACAGAAAATCAGTTGCCATTACCGGAGGAATGTTATTTATCCATACCGCCGGAAGTGGACAATAATTATATGGCAAATCTTAAGCAGAAACCACGGGTGGAGAGATTGCGTCAGACAGGGAGGATCACGACAGGATGCTTTTATCAGTACGACGAGAACCAGATGAGTTTATTTTGAGCAGACCGGACAGCTCCGGTTTGCCTAGAACGGAGGAATAAAAATGAAAGTAAACTGGGAAAAGAGTGTCTTTACAATATTACCGACAGTGATAATCGTGCCAAAGAAGTATGCCATTAAGAAAAGAACTTATGTGGCTTTCGCCTGGCTATATTGGTGGATTGACCTGATGGAGTAGAGCAAATCGGCTATAGCTCCGCCAGCAGTAATGCGGCGGGGCGGAAAGAGAGGATAAATAGATGGAGAAATTTTTTACAATTAACAAAGACAGTGATTTTTATAAAGCATATGTACAGTATCAGAAAGATGTAAAAGCGAATGCGCAGGCATTTAAGAAATTTTCGGAGGAACACGGGATTGAGTCGACGCAATATATTCCAGACGATAGAGCGGTAATAATTATTCCAACTGAAAATGATTTGCAGAAATTTCAGGGTATGTTTACAAAAAATAAATTATATTACGAAAACGGTGTTAGACGTTTCAGAGCAAACTGTCAAATTACCAAGGATTGGCTTGAGATTGCAAAGACGGTACCAAAGCCGAAAAAACCGAATTACTTCTGCTACGGAATGAGATTTTGTGGGAAATATAGCACAAGGTGCTTTATGATCGGCGATGTTTTATATGGTTCGGCGGAGAATGTAGAAGTAAAGCTACTCGACTTTATGACAGAAATTAAAGCGAGCGAGTTTTATAAGGCAATCGAGGAAGAAGAGAGCAGAGAAAAGGAGCAGTTATGAAAAAGAAAATTTTAGCAGCAATTTTAGCAGCAACACTCTTGATCGCCGGATGCAGTGACATGGCAAACGTCAGCGCAGGGCAGGATAATACGATGGTATTGGTAGAAGGTTGTCGGGATTACGGTATTTATGCGGACAAAGACACAGGTGTCATGTATCTGAAAAGTTTGAGTGCTAAGGGATGCGGCATTACCGTTATGCTTAATGCAGACGGTACACCGAAGATTTGGCAGGGAAAAGAATAAAATATTGGAGGATATTGGCTTATGAAGTTTTCAAAACTGACTAAGCCAGAACTTGAAGTAATTATTGAAAACGCCAATTTTACGGAGCAGGAAGAGGAAATATTTTCTCTTCTTGCCCGCGGATTTATACCAAAAGAAATATCAATGAAAATTTGTATTCCGCTAAGAACAGTAGAAAGGCGTATCTTTGATATAAAGCAAAAAGTCAAGAGATTGGAAGGTGATTTAAACGGAAAATCTTTCTAAGAGTGAATTGTTGAATTTTGCCATTGAAAATGGTATTATCGACAT